TGGCCGCATATTCGTCCACCGCTCGCATCGCGATCCGGAGCCGCACTTCGGTGGGCTGTTGCATGAGTCGTCGGAGTACTGCTTCGACTACGGGTCTGCTGACGGCGCTGTTCGGTCGTTTGATCAGTGGTGCCATTTTGTCAGTCTACTCGATCCACAAAGTTGAGTCTCCTAGACTCAATTAGTGTGCGAGAACTCGCACATTTTACAACCTGTAAAGGTGAACCTCGCGCGAGATCGTACACCGTACGCAGTTCTCTGACCTGCACAGATCGTCATTTTGTCCTACTTTGTAATTTCCCCAGGAAAATGGTATATCCCAACTCAGCATATGTTGACCACCCCCACAGGGAATATTATGTATCGGTTCGTAGCATATGTTTGACCACCCCCAGCGCAGTAAAAGGAGGTGGGTACCCCCTCCCCCGTGCCCCCTGCCTGGGGGTGGGTCACCGTCTACACCCCTTCAACCCCCTGTACGCCCTCCTGGGCCTCGATTCCGGCCTGGACGGACACACGCAGCCTCGTGGCGTCCACTGCGTCCTCCAGGGCCTTGTGGGCGGCTTTCCAGGCGTCTTTCTCGCGGGTGACGGCCTGGCGCAGGCTCATGCCCCGGTGGGTGGGTGTGGGGGTGTGTTCGAGGGGGGCTTCCCAGGCCAGGTTCTCGGCCCTGTCGTCCCAGCGGTATCCGTTGAGGTGGACGGGTTTGCTGTCGGGGGCTGGTTTGTTGCCGAGGAAGGTGTCGGCTACGAGCATGTCGACGCGGTAGAGGCGGCTCTGTCCGTGGTGGAGGTCGCTGAGCCAGACGGTGCGCCGGTCTCCGCTGGGGTTGTCGGGCCCTTCACCTCCCTTGATGATCTTCCCCTCGAAGCCGTAGTTCTGGCTGCGTACGCGTCCGAGGGTGCTGACTTCGTAGCGGCTCTCCTCATTGAAGCGGTCGATGATCTTGCGCCATTCCTCGTTTTCGGTGTCCATAGGCACACTCTACCAAACCAGTGTTGAGGTCACAAGGCGGGCAGGTTTGTTCCGTGTCCTCTTTCCTCCAGTATTAGAGTCGTACATTTTCACTACACCACTTCAGTGCACTGTTTTTACACTGCTCTTCCAGAAAAATCCCACCAGAAATCACCTACCTATCCTACCTCTGTTTCATAACCCCAGGTCAGAAGCTTTTATTAGGTACCTGGCAGGCCACCTCAGCCCACCTCCCCACCTACTAAGGTAGTTATAGCGTCACTCTCTGTTATGTATCAGTTACTCTCCGCTTGATGCAACGTACTGAGACAGCACAAGCTGCCGACAATACTGCTTCACGCCGTATCAGTTCCGTGTTGCTGACATGGCTAATTCCAGGAGTTTCACCGGTCGTCCAATCACACGGGTAGCTGTGTGACTTCCAACGCCACGCACTCCCTCGTGTCACTGCCTACAGAGCCGTTCACAGCACATTTCGGTGTAGGGACCGGATGTCCTTGAGCGAGGCTGCGGTGTGATACGCTGGGTGGCATGGTGACTGAAAGCACGAAGTTTGACCTGTCCTCTGTCCGGTCTGTCGACGTGGACGGCGATGAGTGGTACTGCCTCACGGATGTTGCAGCCGCAGTTGGTTGCGACGTTGATGACCCGGATCTGATGGGCGCGTTCCTCGGAACCGCCGTGGAGCACCGATCCGTCCGTATGTTGTACGGCTCGGACGGTACTGCTCAGCAACTTCCGGTCGTTTCACGTACCGGTATGGCGCAGCTCCTCCTCGAATCCCCTCCGGCTGCACTGAAAGGTTTTGCCGTTTCGGTGCTTTTTGACGGACTGGCTTCGGTGCTGCGTCCGCAGGCCCAGGTACGTCGTGGTGCGGTCCGGCCGGTGACGCAGTGGGGTGAGCAGCCCGCTCGTCAGGTGATGCGGGGGAAGGGGGTGTCGGTGTCGGCGCTGCGGGATCTGGTGAATGTGGTTCCGGGCCGGGAGCATGCCTCGTATGCGGTGTCGACGTTGAACGCGGTGCTGTTCGGGCGTCAGTTGCCGTCGGCGGATCTGGTGTACCGGGTGCAGTACGTGTTGCAGCGTCCGCCGTCGGATTTGTTCTCGTCGGGTGTGGTGGGGGCGGTGGCTGAACGGGGCAAGGCGGCCCCTTCACCTGCGGAGCGTCCCCGTCCGAAGACCCTGGGCATGGTGAAGAGCGCCCCGTCGGATCTCTCCTCGCAGGAGGGTTTCACCCCCTCGGTCCTCACGGTTCCGGACAAGCCTTCGAGGGTGCCGAACCCCTCGGTGTCTTCGGAGGAGTTGGAGGGGGCTGCCGCTCGTGCGTATCAGGAGGCTCTGGATTCGCAGTTCGACCCTGACTCGGATCCCCACGCCCTCGCCGCCGTCCCGCTGACGGTCCCCTCGGAGGAGGAGTTCGACGCGGCGATGGTGGAGGCGTTTGGTGTGGGGGGTCTGGATCCGTCCGGGATCCTGCCTACCTCGGATCCTTCCCTCTAGGTTCCTAGTCTTTCCTTCCCACCTTACCCACGTCAATCCTTCCCACCTCAATCCCTCACCACCAGTCTTCCATCCCACCTCACTACCCCCGTAGGTGGGATGGATCGGGGGTGTCGGGGCGTCTTCCACTCGCCTCGGCACCCCTTTTGTCCGGGTCTGTCCTATTTCCTGACTCCGGGAAAACGTCTGTTGTACCGTTCTTGACACTTATCCCGGTAGGTTGTACCGTAGAGATACATCAAGGAAAGAGGAATCATGTCGGACATGGAACTGGATACCGAGTATGTGTATCAGGACATCATCTCGGGCCGGTGGACGTCGCGGATGCTGTCCCGGGTAGAGGCGTACGAGACGGTGGGCGCGTCGCTGCACATCGGGGACGACGCGGTCGTGCGGTACCGGGTGCTGCTGCCGGACGGGAGCCCCCGGGTGCTGCTGGCGGTGTTCTTCCGGGGGCAGCTGAAGGGGGTGTTCGTGCTGGAGGACTACGACCGTCTCCGGCGTCCCGAGAACATCATCGGCATCTGACCCTATTCCCTCGACTCTCCCCTCCCCGCTTCTGTTTGTGTACGATCTGTATATCCGCTCTCCAGTGTCAGGTTTTTCTGTGCGTGAGTTCACTCGTGGTTCCCTGTGGGTGCTGGGTCTGGCCCCGGTGGTGATCTATATTTCGTCGACGGGCACGTTGCTGGTGCGGTCGGCTCTGTATCCGGCTCCGCCTCGTCCGGTCATGTCGGTGTCCTCCTCCTCCTCCTCCTCCTCCTCCTCGCCTCCGTCTTTCTCCCCCTCCCCCATCGCTTCCCGTACGCGTTCCTGGGTGTACACGCCCCCGCGTTCATACGCCCCGGTGCACCCCTCTCCCACCTACGCCCCCTCGGCCCCCTCTTACGTCACCCCCTCGGTTCACCCGTCTCCGCGTCTGTCGCGCACGTGGTCCCCGTCTCCGTCGGTGTCTCCTACGGGAGTCCCTTCACCGTCTTCGGTTCCCTCGTCTGCGCCTGTCTCTCCCCCGCCGTCTGCGCCGTCCGTGTCCGCGCCGACCTCGAATGCCTCGCCGTCCTCGGCCCCGTCTCCTGCCACAACTCCATACGTTCGAGTTGTGGTACAGTAGGGGCAAAGGAATCCAGGAAAGGAAGCGCAGTGAAGCTCTTTGTGCGTGTCTCGGTCACCGTCCTTCTCACCGTCTCGGTGCTCGCCCTGTCGGCGTGTAAGTCGGCAGGCAACGTGAAGCAGGTTCCGGCGTCGGGTGCGACGGTTGTGGTGCGGTCTCTGTACTAGGCCGGGTTACGCATCTGCGTAAGCTGGCTGACCTGCGTTTTTGGCGGCCCGTGCTTTGGTGCGGGCCGCTATGGCGTAACGGCGAGTCGGCGTTTTCCGGCGATGTTGATCTCGCTGTCGATCACACTGATCCACAGTTCCATGGTGATGTGCACGCCGTCCTCGGAAAAGTCGCTGGCGCGGGTGGCGATGTCCCGGACAAGCCGGTTGAGCCGACGCAGTTCGGCTTCGTAGAGGTAGTTCTTGGCTGTGTCGTAGTCCTTCTGGACGGGCTTTCCGCGTTTTCCGTATGACCACGTCTGGATGGGTCGCATGTGTTTGATCTGGCTGGCCGTGAAGCCGGTGATGTCCCTGTACAGCTTGTTCTGGAACTCGCTGAAGTAGTGGGTGTTGTTCCGATCGGTTTTGTTGTAGTCCGGCGCGTTGTCAGTGATCATGTCGAGGAGCTGCCGGTAGTCGAGTTTTTCCCGCGCTCGTGCCTGCTGGAGCGGTGTGAGCACGGCTACCGGTGTGGGGGTTTCGTACCGGCCGGTTTTGCGGAGGGTCGGCAGCACCTCGTGGGTGACCCAGCGTTTGAAGTCCTTGGCCTGCTGCTTCTCGCTCCAGAGGATCAAGGAATAGAGGCCAGGCTCGTTGACGACGGTCATCGGTCGGTGCGGCGGCTGCCCGTCTGGCTGACGTACATTGGGGCTGACCTGCGAAAATTCGGCCAGACGGTAGTCGTCGTCTTCGAGGCGGCGCACCGCGCTGGGGGTGTGGTTGTACCCCAGCACCTCGCACACGTCGGCCGCGACCCACCACGGCTCGCCGTCGATGATGATCATGCGGACGGGCTGCCCCGTGGTGGGGAAGACCAGCGGGTTGGCCTGCTCGGTCTTAGGAATGCTAAGGTTGGTATCGTTCATCGAGTACTCCAGCCTGCTCGTGGACCATTCCCCCGGCGACTCCCATCGCGCGGGGGTGTTTCTTGTTTCGCCGCGATCTTAGCACTCCGGGTTGTGTGCGGACGATTACAGGCGTATTCGGCTCTTGACACACTTCCTCGCATGGTCTAGTGTCATACCTGTCAGCAGGTACCAGGAAAGCGGGAGGCGTGATCATGGACCGCATCGTGTGGAAGCAGCGCACGGGTCTGGGTGTGTCGGGCTGGACGGGGACGGTGGGCCGCCTGCAGCTGTTCACGGTCTCGCGTTCGATGGTGCGCGGCGAGGGGTGGAAGCTGTCGACGCGGCTGCCGTGGCATCTGATCGAGTCGCGTTCCTGCGGCGCGGAGGACGCTGTGAAGGCGTATGCGGAGCAGGTGGTGTCACGGTTCTTGATGGCCACGGGTGCGGTGTGGCCGGACCGGGAGGTGTCTGATGCCGAGTAACCGTCCAACCGTCCGTCAGGTCCAGGATGCCTTGCGGCAGTTGAACCAGGCGCAGGAGTCCCTGGCGCAGTTCCTGGACCCGGGGGACGAGAACTGCCACGTGCGTCCCTCGGCGCGCACCGAGTCAGGTGCGTACTTGTCCTCCTGGGTGGGCTCTCCCCTCGATCTGGCGGTCAAGCGTCTGGAGTGTGCGTTGGAGGGCCGTCCGTACCGTGCGTGGGACGAGTCGGAGTCGGTGTAGTGCCCCGTAGTCGGAGAAGTGAGGGATGGAGAAGCATGGCCAAGGAGAAGAAGGCGAAGCCCCCGAAGGTGGAGAAGCAGAAGGGGCGGGGTTCCGGCGGGACACTGTCGGAGGAGGAGCTGCGGAAGATCGTGGACCGCAGGAAGAAGGACCGTCCGGATCCGGGTGTGGATGACTCGGAGCAGACGGCCCGGGATGCACGGCTGGTCGACGACGCGTACGACAAGGACAACGACAAGTAGCTTCCGGGCTCAGCAGAACAGGGAGGGCGGTCATGGAGCAGGAGTACACCCCGCAGGACGGGAAGCCGGGGGATGTCGCGGCGATGCGTACAGGCAACCGGACGTTCGAGACGGTGTTCTGCACGGTGCACGGGTGGGTGGACAAGCGCGGGGATCTGGTGCGGCCCGGCGAGTTGTCGCTTCTGGCGCGCGGTGACGGGATGCTGGCTCCGCGCGGTGAGTTCGAGGACGAGTAGTGCAGACGGTCGGCGTGCCTTCGGGTGCGCCGACCGTACGTTCGTTAAGGAGAAAGGGAAGGGAGCAGTTATGGCTGTGTCGAAGGATCGTCTGCCGACGCCTACGGTGGCGGAGCTGGTGCGGTTGAACTCGGAGGAGGGTCTGACGGTGACGCAGATCGCCCGGCGTTTCCGGGTGGATGTGTCGGCTGTGTCGACGCGTTTCCGGCGTGCGGGTCTGGTTCCGGTGAAGTATTACGCGCGGGATGCGGCGCGTCGTGCCCTGGAGCGTGCGGAGCGGGGGGAGGTGGTGCAGCGGTCTGCCGGGCAGTCCCTGGGTCGTCCTTCCTCGGTTCACCCCAGGTGGGCGGAGATTGTGCGGGATTACCGGGCGGGTGATTCGACGGTGGTGCTGGCGGCGCGGTACGGGGTTCTGGCGTCGTCGTTGCACCGGAAGCTGAAGGCGGAGCCGGGGTTGGTGAAGCGCACCCCCTCGGAGGCGTCGTTGGTGGCGTTCCGTCAGTCGGTGGAGGCGTCCCAGTGGCGTCTGCGGGTGCGTACGGGTGCGCTGGTGGCCCTGGCGGGGGAGCTGTACGTGGACCCTGCCGTGCTGCGTGAGGCTCTGATCCGGCACGGTCTGTTCCTGTTCGACGAGGACTAGACACAACTCCCAACACCCTGTAGTGTTTGAGTTGTCAACCAGACAGGAACAGGAAAGAGGAGTCATGGCAACGCACTACCCCCCTCGGATCCAGCAGGACGTGGACCGGTTCGAGGACCAGAAGGACGTGTTCCTCAAGGAGGCCACGCCGCAGGAGATCGTCGAGGGGGTGGGGAAGGCGTCCCGGCATCTGGAGCGCGAGGCGGAGCGGGCCAACCTCAACTTCAACCACACGAACAACGCGACGTCTCTGGTGTGCAGTGCGGCACTGGAGCTGGATCGGCGTCTGGCCGCGGCTCAGGCCCGTATCGCGGAGCTGGAGCTCCAGGTTGCGGAGCTCCAGGTTGCCGCGCCGGAGGTGCAGTCATGACGTACGTGCAGCCCCCGGTGGGCAGCAGGGTCCGGGTCACGGTCGAGGGCACGGTGGAGGAGTCCCACGCGTACTCGATGCAGCTCACTTCGGGTCTGTACCTGGAGTGGGATGAGGACGGTGCCACTCCCCCCTCGGTCCAGATCCTCGCCCCGGATTTCCGGATGGGCGACGTTGGTTCGTACCGGAACTCCAGCGGCGAGCCCCGGACGGTGTTCTACATGTGCCTGCCGGGCAGGTCGTCGGGCTGGTACAACGCGCAGGGCACCCCGGTCCATTTCGACACCAACCAGCATCCGGAGATGGTGGTCCGGTACGACGGCGCGCTGGTGAAGGAGATCGTGCGGTGAACGAGACCGTGCAGAAGGGGCACCGGGTCCGGATCGTCTTCGAGGGCGACGTCGTGGCAGTGCGGACGCATCACAACATGGTCCGGCTCCGCACCAGTGTCGACGGTGGCAAGGAGGGGTGGGTGACCTGGGACTCCAGTGTCACCCCCTCGATCGAGCAGTTGACCCCGAAGTACTCCCCAGGTGATATCGGCGTGTATGAGGGTGTGTGCGACGTGCGGCTCACGGTGGTGTTCCGGGGTGAGCAGGCCGGGCATGCGGCGGGCTGGTATGACGTGCAGCCGCATTTCGCGAAGAAGGTGGCGTCTCCGTTCAACCCGAAAGTGCGTCTGCTGGTGCGCGCGGACGGCACGCCCGCCGACCAGCCTGCCCCCGTTCTTGCCCCGGCCCCCGAGAATCCCCCGTATGTGCCGCAGGTGGGTGACGTGGCGCTGTGCACGTTCGACGGTGTCCCGCACACGATCATGCGCACCAGGACCGCGCCCAATTACGTGGCGTGGGTGGACGAGACCGGTCTCCCTCGGCTGGTGGATCCGAAGCTCATGAATTTCGAGCTGGTGGTCTCCGGCGGGAAGCTGGTGGAGGGGGTGGGTGTCCGTGACTGACTTCGTGCCCCCTCGGGTGGGTGATGTGGTGCGGGTGACGCTGGAGGGCACGGTCACCAGTACGCGGAAGTTCGTGCACGACGGCGGCCAGATCGAGTTGACGATGAGTCCCGGGATGGTGGGTTTCACCGGCTCGGTGCGGTGGGGTGACTCGGTGTTCCCAGAGGTGCGGGTTATCCGGGCGGCGTACCGGCCAGGTGACGTGGCGGACATCACGCGGAGCAGCGGCGTGGTGGAGCGTGCGATGTTCCTGCGTTACCCGAACGGCGAGGAGGTGTGGAAGACCCTCTCGGGCGCGACTTTGCGGGCGCTCGCTACGTCGCAGATCAAGCTCGTCTTCCCGGCCGAGTGCGGGGAGGGGTCCTGATGTTCCGTTTTCTGCACGCGGTTTTATACGTGGCGTCGGGCAGTGCGGACCGGGACCGGCGGGTGCGCAGGGAGGTGTCGCGTCTCGCGGAGGAGCTGGCCCCGGTGCTGCTGCGGGAGGCGGCGTGCCGGATCCGGCGGTTCTACCTGACGCGGCCTGCGTCCCGGTCTCCGGAGTACGACCGGGGGTACGGTGATGCGGTGCTGGATATCACGCGGGTGCTGGAGCTGGGTCCGCAGGTTCCTGCCCAGCGCCGTCCTCGGTCTGGTTCGTCTACAAAGTAGGGAGTGTACGGAATGGATCTGGACAGGATGCGGCAGCAGGCGGAGCCGATGATCACCCGGGGCCTGGACAGGTTCGCGCACCGCGCCGACCTGGCCATCAGTTTCACGGTGGCGGGGGTGGAGATCACCTCGAAGTCGCACAATGACACCATTCTGGCGTTGGTGCACGGGTTGCTGGCTCCGGTGTTTTCGCAGGCAGGGTGGGGGTTCCGGTCCCGTCAGGGTTACCGGAAGCACACGCTGGTGTTCTCGCCGCCGCTCGATGCGGCTGCTACGGGCCGCCGTCGCGGGATGCGGTAGAGGGGGGCAGGCGGATGACCAACGACGAGGTTCTCGATCTGGCGTTCGAGGCGCTGAAGCACGCGGCTTCCGGTGAGCTGGAGGCTGCGTCGGACATTCTGACGCGGGTGCATGTGGACGGCCCGCAGAGTGTGACGTGGCTGCTGATCTCTCTGGCGGCGATCGGCCGGTCGTGTGTGGAGGCGGTGGCGGGTCCGGTGCCCCGGGAGGCGGTGGTGTCGGTGCAGCAGCTGCCGGGGGATGACCGGGTGCAGTCTCCGGCGGAGCTGTTCGCGTCGCGGTTCTTCGGGGCGTACATGAACAATGACACGGATACGGCGCAGGCGTTGCTGGATGTGCTGTTCGATCAGGGTGAGGATGCGGTGGGGGACGGGGAGGTGGCGTTGCTGGCGCAGACGGTGCAGTTCGGTTCGATGGCTGCGCAGCTTGCCCCGGACGGCGATTCGGAGTAGACCACACCCCCGGGGTGTGTTAGAGTTGACACAACAACAACAACAACAGCAGGAAACGGGATCAGGAAGAGGAAAGCATGGAAAGGATAAGGGTATGAGGGAGCGTACGCCGTACCGTCCGACCCGCAACTGCCCGCACCGCCTGTGTCCAGGGCTGCACCTCGGGGTCATCCCGGTCGGCCTGGTCATTGCGGCGCAGACGCTGTTCACGGGCCTGCCGAGTGTCCTGTACCTGCTGCTCGCGGGGGCGGCCGTCGCCCTGGTGCTGCGGGCACTGGGCGGGAAGTCGGTCACGGAGGAAATGGCGCAGGAGGCCATGGAGCGCGCGGCGGGGGTGCATCTGGTGGTGCGTCCGAGGTGGGCGCTGGTGGCGGCGGGAATGGATGCGGTGTTCCTGCTGGGCGGCGGGTCGACGATTGCGGTGCTGTTCGCGCATCCGCACCAGTCGTCGGTTCCCTCGTCCGCGCTGTTCGGGTATGCGGCGGTGGTGACGGCGGTGGGGATGGTGTGGTTCACCCGGTTCGCGCACCGTCAGGCGACGCGTCCGGTGAAGCCGAAGCGGGTGTCGGTTCCGGCGCTCGGCGACACGGCCTGATCCGGCAGAATGGGGCCGTCCGGATTTCCCGGGCGGCCCCATTCGGAAAGGAGTGGACATGGGTACTGACCGCCCGATTCAGCCGCACAAGCTGACGCCGCGCGAGTACGAGGTGTACGCGGCAGGTTATACGGCGGCGTGGCTGCACGTGTCGCAGCAGGCGCAGTTGCGGGGTGCGGATTTCGACCAGGACATGATCCTGGTGTTCCTGGAGGGCGGCGCACAGCTGCGGGCGGACCACGCGGCGCGGATGCGGGCTGCGGAGGTCCAGCAGCCTCCTCGCCTGCTCTCCTGCGGCTTCTGTTACGAGGAGAACGGCGAGGAGGTGCACCCGCACCCCCAGTGCCCGGTGACGGCCCCGCGCCCGGTCAACTGGGAGGTCATTCGGGGTTATGCGCGGCAGTTGCAAGAGGGTCTGTGGGATGTCGAAGACGCACCCTCGGGTCCGGCTGCCCCTTCCGCACACTCTTCCGATGGCCTGCTGGCAGGGTTTTCCGAGGGGGCGGACGAGCTGTGACCTCCGTCCTCTGGACCCTCGGCAGCATCGCGTACAGTGCGGTGGCGTTGTGGTGGATGCGGTACGTGTATGGGCACTGGCGGGCGAACTGGATCGACGACAATCCGACGCTCGGGGTGGAGTACTGGGGGCGGAACGAACTCGGCATGTTTATGGCCGTCTCATGTGTCGTTGGTGTGGTGTGGCCCTTGTCGATTCCGTTCCTGGGTGCGACGCATCTGCTGGCGGCGTGGCTGGATTCAACGCCGGTGCGCTCGGACACGGAGCTGCGGGAGCGGGAGCGTCAGGAGCGTGTGGCGCAGGATGCGCTGCTGAAGGAACAGGCGGCGTATATCGAGCGGTTGGAGCGCGAACTGCTGCCGGGAGGAAGCGATGAGTGAGGCGATGAGTACCCGTGAGCCGGACGCGGATGAGGAGCTGTGCCTGTCGGATCCTCCGGCGGTGATCGGTGATCCGGAGGGGGAGATGTGGTACCCCGGGGACTGCTGGTGCACGCTTGCGCCGGGCCATGAGGGTCTGTGTTTCTGCGGCCCGTGCACGGAGCGGTACGGCGCACCAGGCTGGCCACACAAAGAGGGGTGCTGCGGCGATGAGTGAGCAGACGGCGGTCGAAACACTTCGGGCTGCTGCCGAGCTGCTTCGGGCGAGTGTGGGTCCGTCCACATGGGCTGCTCTCGCCGACTGGCTGGAGGCGGTCGTTGCGGAGATGACGGGCTTGGAGGGCACAGAGTACGCCTATGGGGAGTACACGTCCTGGGAGGCCGCTCTGACTACTGCCCGAGCGATTCTGAAGGAGGGTTTCTGATGTCCGAGCCGTTGTCGCGGGAGCGTGAGGGCGGTATCCGGCTGTACCGGAAGATGATGGTCCGGGATGGTGACCAGTTCCTGGGGCCTGCCATGATGCTGGATGATCTTCTTGCGGAGATCGACCGGCTGCGGCAGGAGCTGCGGGGCGTGCGCACGCAGCTGTCCGTGCACGAACGGCATGGCCGGGTGGTGTGGGCAAGCATGTTCTCGGAGGGTGAGCGGGCGATGATGCGGTTCGCGCTGGAGGAGGCGCAGGAGCGGATCTTCGAGCGGGGCGGCTTCACGGAGGAGGACCGGGTGGCGCTGACGAAGCTGATGGAGTGGTTCGGGTGATCGGAGTGGACCTGGACACGGAGGAGGAGGAGTGCCTGACGCAGACCACGCTCACGTCCGGCGGCGGCGACGGCATTGTGCATCTGTGGTGCTGCGACGAGAATGTGGCGTGGTGCGGGCACGACATCTCGGACGCGGAGGAGTGGGCGCAGTCGGCGGAGTCGGACGAGTGTGTGGTGTGCGTGTACATGTGGCGTACGGGGTACCCGTGCTCCCCCAACTGCAAGGTGGTCAGGTCATGAAGCACTATGAGCCGGGCTGGTATGCCGACGGCAGGCTGGTGGAAGTCTCCCTGGTCGACGGCCCGGGTCCCTGCGGCCCTGTGGTGACGGTGTCGAGGCACCCCCTTGCCCCGGGGACGCCGGTGCGGCACGTGAACCAGGAGTGGGCGCGGGAGGCCACGGCGGTGATCGTGCAGGCGCATGGTCCGTTCCTGGACGACGTGTACGAGTACGTGGTGGCAGCAGGAGTGGACTTCTCGCGGCCCGTCTCGCAGAGCAATCCGATGACGCGCCCGGCCCAGTGGTCCTCGTTGGCCGTGGCCGTGGTGGAGGCCCCGCTGTAGGTCTTGCGGGTGTCACCCTCACGGGTGTACGATCAGTGCAACAGGAAAGCAGAAGGAAAGGAGGCGGTGATGAACTTCCACGAGTTCCTCGATCACGTGGTCGACCAGCGGTTCGAGCGTTCGAAGATCCCCGGCGGGGACCCGTGGCGCAGGGGTCAGACGTACATGAACCTGCTCCAGACGGTACGTCCCGGCCTGTACGGAAAGCTCGTCGGGTCGGACACCGATCCGTTCCACGACGACGCCCGCATTCCGCAGTTCCTCGCGTGGCTGGCGAAGGAGTGGCCGGGCGATGACTGACATCCTCTGCCCCGACGGCACGGTCCGGCACGTCTTCAATGTCCCCCAGGCCCGGGTCCAGCCCCAGGCACCCCCTCGGGTGTCCCTGCCGGTGCGGGTCCTGAACGGTTTCGAGCTGGTTCGCTGGCCGATCGCGATGACGCTGCTGGCTTCGGTGTGGACCGGCGACAACGGTCTTTCCGTGTTGCGGCTGCTGGACCATGCGATGCTGTTCCTGTTCGCGGCGGTGATGAACCGGATGATGCCGGGGGCGCTGTTCGGGAAGAAGGCGAAGCGTTGACGCAGGAACCACCCAGGGTGCCCGTGGACGAGGCGCGCATTGCGGCGTTGTCGATGTTCGCCGGGCAGGTGCCGTGCTTCTTCCAGGTAGCGGATCCTTCATGTGAAGAAAACGCCAAGTGGATGGTGTACTTCGACCACGAAGAGCACGCGGGTGATTGCACCTACGACATGGTGTGGCCGGTGTGCGCAGGGCACCTGGGTATCGTCCGGCGGATGATGAGCCCGTTTTGGCAGGTGTGGTCCCAGGCGGAGGCGCTGAAGTGCGAGCGTTGTACAGTGCCGGTGCGCATGAATCGGTTCGAGGCGCTGTGATGTACGTGAATCCCTGTGCGCAGCATCGGTGGGCGGAACGCCTGAGGAAAGCCTCGGAGCGCGGTATGGGGTGGCCGTCCCGGTCGCTGCCGCAGCCACCCTCGGTACTGGACGCCCAGTACACGATCCGGCAGCGCAACCGGCGCAGGCGGGGGCGGTAGTGGGCACACGGAAGCAACGGTTGAACGCGGACTTCCTGATGGAGTTCGCCCGGGAGTGGAATGCGCATGTGGCGGCGGGCTGGCCTCCGATTCGTGCGATGGCAGTGTCGCGCGAGGCTACAGAGGCTGCGGTTGTTTCGTGGGCGTCCGAGTGCCGGGAGCAGGGTTTTTCTCTGGAGTCGGCCGTGGGTCTGCGGCACCACCATCCGGCCTGGGCACTGAGACTCGGGCCGGTCGTTGTCGGGAAGGAAAGAGGGGTTATGACGGAGGAAGAGCTCAAGGCTGTGATCAAGGCGGCCCCGCCGGAGGACGCGGCCCAGCACCATGACCGGGTGGACGAGGCCGATCCGGCGTTCCAGGAGAGCGTGCACCATCTCGCGGAGCTGTGCAGCGCGTGCGGGCAGCCGGTGCCGGAGCTGCCGTTGGAGGAGTGTTGAGCGCGCATCCGGATCCGGTGTGCGCGAACCCGGACGTACGCCTGGTGAAGGTGTACGGGATCTCCGGCGAAGGGCTGTTCTACCGCTGTGAGCAGTGCAGGGCGGCGTGGCACCGCTGGCCGGAAGGACATCCTCTGCGGGTACAGGCGCAGAAGGTGATGGACCGGTGGGAGACTCTGAGGGCGCGCCGGAACAATCCTCCGAGGGAGTCCTGATGTCTGTCTATCGTCTTGGTACCGCGCCTGGAAACCGCACGGGGGTCGACCGCAGTATGCAGGGCAGTAACTGTCCTGACGTGTTCCAGCTCGGTGACATGGTGCTGGTTATCGGTACGCATCTCCAGGGTGGTGATCTGCTGGGAATGCTGCCGCCGGATGCGTCGGTGGGGCCGGAAGAGACAGTGGTGCGGATTCCACTGTCAGTGTTCCTCGACGCCGCCCTGGATCTTGTCAAACCGTATACGAAAGAGGAACAGGAATGACGCTTCGTAGCCTGACCAGGGACCGGGACGACCGGCAGCGGAACTGTGTACACGCGTTTCCTACGGGGGCTCCGCACAGTGAGCAGGCCCCGGGCCCGTGCGAGCGGTGCGACATGCTCTGGGAGGACTTGACGATGCGTCAGAAGCATGTGTTCTCCGCAGGGGCCTACCGGGCCGACACCCCGCAGGGCGACCAGGACGACCTGAACGCTGCGGCGGAGCTGTGCCGTTCGGCTGCGGACATCATGAAACAGGATGTCGGGGACCTGATGGCGGAGCTGTTCGAGCTGGCGGCGGAGGATCTGCGGATGTGCGAAGCGCAGAACTCCCGGGACCCCGACAACCCCGGTAAGACGCGGATCCTGCCGCAGCCGTGGGTGGGGTACATGGTGAAGCTGGCCCGCGCCCTGCTGACGGTGAAGGAGTAGGCGTGTCCGCTATTGACGCGGTGCTGGGGATGGCCATCGAGGCGGTGACAGTGCTGAGCGTCGGCGCGGTGGGGTTCGTCCTCGGCCGGTCGGTGCAGGGTGCGAGCACCTCGGGAGCCCTGACTGCGGAGGTCTGCCAGTGTACGCACGGTTCGGCTTTCCATGACGGGAACGGTTGCCGGGCGGTTGTCGTGGAGACGGATCCGCTGACGAAGATCCAGCGGAACCGGACGTGTTCGTGTGTGCACTACGTGGGCCCGTCCACGTCGTATGTGCCCGAACTGGACGGTCCTGACGGGCCGTTGAACGGGGGCTGGAAGTGAGTGCCGAGGAGGAAGCCGAGATCGTCCGCCTGTCCCGGGAGCTGGAGCAGGCGTGTGCGGAGCGTGACGCGGCGATCGACGCCCTGTCCCGGACCCCGCTGGACGGCATGAAGGGCACGGCGCTGATCCGCAGGGTTGCGGTCGTCGGAGCGCAGCGGCGGTGGATCGCGGCCTTGCAGCAGCGGGACCGTTACCGCTCCGCGTGGCTGTCGGCACGGCGCGGCCGGAATCTGTGGCGTGCCCTGTATTGCGGGGCGGTGACCGGCCGCAAAGGTGAGATGAACGTCGTCTCCCGTGATCTGTACCAAAAGCACGTGGTGACCGTGGCCCGGGAGAATCGCCGCGCGCGGAACAGGATCGAGAAGCTGGAGAACGACCTCGCCGATCTCCGCCTCGCGTTCTCCGAGTACCAGGGTGCCCAGGTCCGCCCCCGCCCTTTCGGTCTGACGGGCTGTCAGAGCACCACGCATTGCGCCAACTGGGGCTTCTGCCACCGCTGTCAGCCGGAACTCACCGCAGAGGCCGGGCGGTTGTTCAAGGACACCGACGGCAGCTCCGACGCCTACACGGCCATCATCTGGAAGCTCACCGGAAGGGAGTGACCAGTATCATGCTGGCCGTTGTCAGTCTCCCTGCCGCTATCGGGGCAGTCATTGTGGTCGGCCTGCTGCACTACATCCTCAACCGCATATCGAGGTGAATTCCGTGGATATCACCACCAGCGTCAGTTATTCCATCAATGTGCACAGCAATCAGAACGTCGGTGCTGCGCGGTTCGGGTTCGCATCGCGGGACATCGGCTGTACCCAGGGCACCACCCTTACCTACAACAGCGTGGTCATCGCCCGGTTCCGGCCCGGGACACGGTACTGGGACCGCGCCCTGGAAAGCGCACAGGAAGCGTTGAAGACGGTCTTCGAGCGGCTGGAGGCCACGGGCGCACTGTGGGACATGGACGCGTTCAACCGGACGCTCCAGGCCGTCCTGACGGAGCAGCAGTGCCTTCCGTGGGACGGCAACGACCTGGACGGGGAGCTGGAATGAAAATGAAGACCTCGCCCCGGACCACGTTCTCCGAGCGGGCCCGCAGCCCCCTGAACGTCCGTCGGGCCGCCGACGCGATCGAGGCCGAAGCCGGGCGGCTCGGTGTGCCGATGAAAACGTGGGAGGCTGACGCCCTCGCCATTGCCGCCCTGTCGGACATCCGGCACGGCGCGCACGCGGGGGCGACCATCGACGCGGTGTTTCCCGGGGAGGAAGAGGACCCCGCAGAGGAAGAGGAGGGAATGGAGGATCCTGTACCGGACCCCCTCGCGCCGGTCCAGCGGGTGTTCCTCGCCCCCCGGCAGCTCCAGGTGCTGAAGTGCGCCGCACGGGGCCTGTCGTCCGAGCAGACCGCCGCCGAACTGTTCATCACCGTGAACACCGTCAAAACGCATCTGCGGTACATCCGCAAGCATCTCGGTGCGAGCGACCGGGGGCGGATGGTGGCACTGGGCTTTGCGTACGGCCTGCTGACCGTTGCTGACGTTCAAGCGCCCCTGCTGCGGGAGTGGCCGGTCATCGGGGAAGGGGATCAGTGACAGGTCAGCAGCCCCGGGACAGGCACATCGAGGCCGCCATCGCCCGTGCGGCGGACGCGATTGAGGCAGAGGCGGAGCGCCTTGCCGAGCCGATCAGCAAGTCCCGCGCCTACGTCCTGGCCCGTGCCGCCCTGTCGACGGTCGGCCCGGCCGCCCCGCTCGGCGCACGCACTCCTGCGGGGGACTTGTACGGGCTGCTGTCGGCCCGGCATCTTCAGCTCCTGAAGCTCACCGCGCGGGGGCTGACGTACGAGGAGATGGGCCGGGTGCTGGACCTGTCGGAGAAGACCGTGAAGGTGCATGTGCGGTCGATGCTGAAGCGGATGGGTGTCCACAACCGGATGCATGCGCTGGCGCTGGGTTTCGTCCACGGCCTCGTGACGGCCGAGGACGTATTCGAGGAGAAGGAGCAGGATGATGGCTGAGAAGATCAGGCTGTACAAGAAGAACGCGATCACGGTCGAGGGGCTGCGGTGGGACGGCAGCAACAAGCAGCAGATGCTCGACTTCACCGATGGCAACTTCCGCACCACGTGGCGCGGGGCCCAGGTGTACGACAAGCTGCACCGGTCGTGGATCAAGGTGTTTGAGGGGAACTCGGTCCTCAAGGGCACCCAGAACGAGTTCTACCCGATCGACGAAAGGGCGTTGGCGGCCACGTACACCGAGCTCCCGTAGCAGTTGATTCCCGGACACCCCCGGGGTATGCTGAGCGCGATAGTCGAGGGACAGGAAAGCGAGGGATCCGGTGCCGGGCTCCACATGCCCCAGGTGCAGCAATGCGTACAACGGCCATCTGCCCTTGTGTGGTGCCTGTACGAAGGAACTGAATTTCGCGCGGAAGAAACTGATCCGCCAGGGCAAGTACACGGAGGCGTCGTTCTTTACGACGTTCCTCGCCCCGTATCTGAGCAGGGAGCGCGCGGACACGATGCTGGAAGCCTGGAGGAATGAGCAGTGACTGCCGAACAGGCGCAGTGGACCGGCTCCCCCATGCGGGAAGCCTGCGAGACCACCGGGTTCTTCGAGCCGGACACGGTCTACGTGGACGACAGCAACCCGTCCCGGGCCCCGGAGTTCACCCCAGAATTCTGGTGCAGGGCGGTGTTCAGCCATCCGGACGTCCGTGTGCTGTACGCGGTGGGCCTGTTCCGGCAGGGGCACTTTATGCGCTGGCATCTGTCGCCGGTGATCTGGACGTTCACGGACTGGAAGCGCGCGCAGTGGATCGAATCGCCGTACGGGGATAAGGGCCTGCCGGAGGTGGAGCGTTGACCCCGAGCGGGCGGCGGGAGGTGGCGGCAGCGGCTCTGGGCGCAATCTGCGCGAGCCCGCAGACCCTGGACATGCTTGAGTGGTCCACGACCGACCTGGCCCCGGAGCAGGACCCCGCAGCGTGCGGTACCCGGCTGTGCCTGGCAGGATGGGTCGCCCACCTTCTCGGGTACAGCATTGAAGGTGAGACGGGCGAGATACCCTGCAATGCTATGGGTGTCTCTGATCACGTTTTCCATGTTGCCATGCTCGCGCTGGAATTGACACGGGACCAGGCCCTTCGGCTGTTCCACACGGCAGAGGAGCCGCTCGTGTTGAATGTACTGCGGGAGATGGCGGCGGGCCGGTTCTCGGAGGGGTTCTTCAATGATCACTGACGCAACAGGAACCCCTCTCACTCCTGGGGACCGTATCGGGACGGTGACGGCGGGCCGCTGGCAGGTCGTGATGACCGCCGAGGTAGTGCGGATCGGTACGGTGATGCTCACGTGCCGGGTGCTGACGGCCGCGTGGTCCGGGGCCCCAATGTCGGAGTACGCGCGGCTGCCGCAGTCCGGCCAGGAGGTGCGGCTGAACGCGTGGCGGGTGTTCCGGCTGGAGAACCCTCCGCAGCCGCCGGACCTCGTCGCCGCCGACCTGCGCATCGAAACGGCCCAGCCGGGTAACTGGGTGAGGGTTACGCATCTGCCGACGGGGCACGAGGTGACAGTGTCAGACCACATGTCCCTGTTTGAGTCGAAGGCGGAGGCGCTGCGGCTACTGGCCGATCTGGTGGACCGGCACGGGAAGGAGGAATGAGTTCGTTGACGAATCAGTGCTTCGCATGCGGCGAGCGGCTGGAGCCGGTGTTCAAGGACGCCGCGCCGCAGTACAGCGGGGCGGTGATGTTCTACGCGTCGGGGAACTACGGGTCAACGGTGTTCGACATGCCGCCCCGGGGGGTCCGCCTGGTGATCAACATCTGTGACAGATGCCTGGTGGCGGGCGCGGACCGGGTGCTGGAGGAGACAGCACCGGTGGTGCGGCCGGATGTCTCGTACGCGCAGTGGAAGCCGGAAGGGGCTGAAGACTGGTGAGTGTGGAGAGTACTGCCGTACTGCTGTACGGCTTCCGGATCCCGTATCCGCAGGGTGTGGATGATGTGGACCGGTATTTCGATGCGGCTCTGCGGGTGGCCAACCTCTCGCAGGCGGGGGTCGGCTATGCGAAGGTCGGCCTGTGGGACCAGGAGAAGCTGTACCTGTGTACGGCGTACCACGAGGCGGAGGCGGTTGAGGCGCGGTACCTGTCGCTGGACCACGAGGCGGAGGACTGTGCGCGGTGGGACGGCCTGCTGAACGCGGCGGCGCGGGCGTTCGGGATTATGCACCACGAGCCGGGCAACTGGATTCTGCTGGTACACGAAGCATGAAATGGGACCCCGGCCTCGGGTTGTGGTCATTGCTGGACACGCCACGGTTGCAGCTCTACGGGGCGACGCCACGGCACGCGGACCTGTGGCGGGTTGCGGTGAAGTCCGGGAGGTTCTTCCTGGAGCTCTCAGTGGAATACCGGTTCGTGTATGCGAGTGCAGAACTCTGGTGGGGACGCCATGTGCGGCATTGTGTCCTTGGGCGGCATCGGATGCACCGGAAGTTTTCCGCACAGTACTTTGGTTCATGCTCATGTCAAACAGGAATGTTTTCTGAGGCGGGGAGGAAAAAATCATGACCGCAGACCCGGACAACGAGCTGGCCGACTGCTGCCCGTGCTGCGACTTCGGAAACCACACCGAGCCCTGCACCTGCGACGGCTTCGAATGCTGCCACCCGCAGTACCACTTCCGGGGCAACAAGCCGGACCGCAGCACCTTCCCGGAACTGGTGGGATCCCAGGAACTCCAGACTCTCCTGGACGTCGGCTCCGCACAGGCGTGGAAACTGCTTCAGGCCCAGGGTGCCCCGCAGCCAGTGGCGAAGCTGAAATCCGGACACATCTACCTCGCCGAGGAGATCAGGGAATTCCAGCGCACCCGCAACCGCAAACGCGGACGCCGGGCGGCTCCGAAAGACAGCGTATGACCGATCTCCGCTGCGACGTGATGCAGGCTGCGGGAATGGGCCATGACTTCCTGCGCTGCATCAACGAGGGCACTCATGAGTATGTGTGGGAGGGTTGCCCGTGCAAGGATAAAGATCCTGACGTGTGCTTCGAAGGCGGCTGGGGTTCCTCGTGGGAATGCGACGGCACGCACGTCTTCGGGGAGTGGAATGAGAAGGAAGGCCATGCAGGAAGCTGAACTATTCGACCTTGATGGTACGCTGGTGGACAACACCATCATCAGGAGATTCGAGCCGCAATTGCTCGCTGTGGACTACCGGGATGTCTATCAGGAAAAAGTGACGTACTGTCCGCCGAATCTCGAAGTAGCAGCAGCATTCCGAGTATGTCAGCAGGCAGGTCGGGCGGCTTTGGTTCCGACAGCGCGACAGCGGAAGTTTCAGGACTGGACCGAAGAATGGCTCGCTAAGTGGGAACTGGTCCCGGACGGTCTGTGGATGCGGAACACGGGTGACCCGCAATCGGATGTGTCCTTGAAGGAGGGTTTCCTGACGGAGATCCTCTCAGAATATACGGTGGTCCGGTCCTGGGAGGACAACCCGCACGTGGCAAAGATGTACGCCGACCGTGGAATTCCGACAGAGCTTATTCCCGGGTACGTAGAGGAAAAGGAAGCATGAAGTCACTGAAATCCAAGCCCATCGAGCTGCCTGACATCCCCTGGAAAATGACCCGGGGAGAGAAGAAGCGGCACCGCGAACTGGGCAAGCAAATCGGTAGTCCTTTCGTGAGGACCGTTCGGCTTCACCACAGGCTCCAGGAGTACCGGGAAAGCGCGTGGTTCGAGACTGTCCACGCTTTCGAGGCCAACCCTGGCGACTTCTACAACGCCTGGCACTACCTCAACAACCACCCCGTCTTCTGGACCTTCGGCGAACCCCGCGACGGCACAGTCCCCGAGGTCCACGAACGGAACCTCCAGCACGAGTACGGGATGCTCTTCGGGAACGGCATCGAGGTCACCGTGCACCGGGTGGACCCGAAGACCCGCAGTGTCTCCGACGACCCCGCGCGGAACACCCGTACCGAGGTCTGGTACGAGCTGTCCCTCACCCACTGGCCCACCCATGAGCACTACCCGCACCGCATTCACGACTACGAGGGCGACGGCGGCGCGAAGACCTACGAGAAGGCCATCGTCAAAGCCGCCCGGAAGGTCCACGAGCTGTACGGCAACGACCGACGGATCCTGGATGCCCAGCTGAACAAGGAGCCGGAGCCGGAGAACGCCTGCCACTGTCCCGCGCACCAGAAGTCCCGTGAGACCCTGATCGAGGCAGCTCCGGGCTGGACCGGCTGCCAGGAGTGCTACTCCTTCGGGTGCAACGCCGCCGTGTGCAACTGCGCCTGCCACCCGAAGGAGGAACAGGCAAAGACTGAGCCGACCCTCGCCGAGGCGCTGGCGGAGCTGGGACCGAGCCAGGTGCTCCCGGTGGCCGAGCTGGCCAAGACCGTCGGCTGCGGACGACCGAGCCTCACGCAGATCACTGTGGAGACCCGCAGGCCCGGCAAGTGGCGCTTCGTGGACACCGAGACCCAGCAGGTCTGGCGCTGGCGGGACGGCGCGTTCGAGCTCGTGGACCCGATCGCGGACACCCAGGAGCTGACGGATGCCGACCTGCTGGCCGACCCGGAGCTCCAGGAGTCCATCGCGCAGTGTCAGCACGGCGAGACCGTCCCCGCCACCACCCTGGCCGAGGAGGAAGCGGACTGGCAGGCACGGGCCGAGAAGGCTGAGGCGTCCCTCGCGAGGGTCAGGGGCCTGCTCCCGGAGTTCAGGGGCCGGTCCGGATACGCGCCGACGTACAGCGTGGCGCTAGGCTTGATCGAGGCAGCCCTCGCCCAGGAGACCTCATGACCGATGACCCCCGCCCGACCTTCGCCGAGGTCCATGCCCGGCGCGGCTACACCTTCGGGGCGTTCTTCCCTCCCGAGGCCCCGTGGGAGGTCGTGGAGGCCGCGTTCGACTGGTTCGCCGATGCCTTCATGCTTCAGGGGGACGAGGGCGGCGGCTGGGACACGTTCGTGGTTGGTCTGGCCGGTGACCAGCTCAGCATCGACATGGATCTGCCCAGAGGCACGCACATCTACCTGTCCACGAGCTGCCTGCACGGGGACCACGAGCACTGCAATGCCATGGTCGGCGTCAACGGATCCAAGCGGCCCGGCCGGTGCAAGTTCTGCGACGAGGTCTGCCGCTGCCCGGTCTGCCGCCATGACATGCCACCACGTGCTGACTGCACCCATGGGTAATCCGGCCCACAGCCCAATGGATCGCATGATGACACCTGTCAGCACCGAGGCCGGTTCGACGGCCGCCAGCAACCGCCCGTCCCTGACTGAGCTGTGCCAGCGGGCGCGGGCCGAGGCCACCGTCACCCGGGTCCTGTCCGGTGACAGCGGCGGCCGGGACGGGGTCAGTGCTTTTCAGTCCTCGATTTGATCATGGATGTGCAGCTGCTCCCCGGTCTTTTCCCGGCTGGGGAGCTTCTGCGTTCCCTTGCCCAACCGTTTGAGATGTGATACGGTCGGGCCAGGAAACCAGGAACACCGACCTGTACCGAGGAAGAAGGAATCATGTCCGGACACGACTGGAGATCACAGCAACGCCTGGCAACACGCATTGGGCGACTGGGCGGCTACCAGGTGAAGCAGACCAGCAAGGGTCACCTGCTCATCACCAATCTGCTGACCAACGAGCGCGGCATGGTCACGTGCAGCAAGTCCGACCATCGTTCGCCGAAGAACAATGCCGCCGAGCTCAAGCGCCTCGGCATCGAGCTGTAGAACTCAGGACCCGGACCAGGAAAGCAGGAAAAGGAATGCCACGGAGCATGGCCCCCGCAGAGCTCATTCACCAGCTCTACGAGATGTGCGGGCACACAGTCAACACCATCGGCAGTGCTGTCCCCCGCAGGCTGGCGCTGGCCCTGGACGAGTACCGGGGGCGCAGTGAGCTGCTGGACGAGCGGATGGCCCGGTTCGACGCGGCCCGGCAGGCGCTTGAAGGGCGCAGGATGCGCGGCTACCTGGGACGGGCGGAGTGGGAGGAGCTTGTCGCCAGCGCGCCGCCGGTTGCGCTAGCCCTGCGGCCCCTGGTCCCCGCGTCGGCTTCGAGGGTGGACGCCTGATGCTGACGATTCTTGAGGTCTTCGGCGGCCTGGAGGCGGCACTGCTCATCCTGAGTGCCGCATGGTTCTACCGGGCACAGGGGATGGAGATATTCGCCTGGATGGCCGTCACCTTCTACGGTACGGCGTTTCTGGCAGGAGCCTTCCTGCTCACCGTCGTGATTCACGACCATGTTCATCTGAACCTGCGGTAGGAAGCCCAAGGGGACCGGTTGACACCGGTCCCCTTGGTGTGTCAGTATTAAAACACAAGGAACGAGGAACCCAGGAAGAAGGCATCATGTCCGAGAGTCTTGAGAGCAGGCTCGTAAACGCCGTCCGGACCCGGCGCGGCATCAGTCCCAAGGCCGCCACATCCCACGTCCACAAGAACCTGGTCAAGCACCCGAGGCAGCGGGGCTGGGAGCCCTGGCAGGGCTACGGCCTCGACTCGCTGGAGGACTTCACCGGCATGGTCAAGGCGTGGCTCGGGGACAAGTCCAACCTCTCCGGCGCGACCCTGGACGCCGCCAACTACGGCGAACTGCTGGAGCACTTCCGCGAGATGGCTGGCTGGAAGCCGCCGCGCAAGAAGGCCGCCAAGCCGAAGGCGGCGAAGAAGGACTACGCCGGATTGCGGGGGCTCCTCCAGCTCGATACAGGACCGGAGCCCAAGCCGCAGCGCGGTACTGTCGCCGCCGCTGCCAAGCGTGTCCCCCGCGTCGTCACCGCCCGCATCGTCCCCGGCAACTGGCGCTACATGGCCGACCACGCCGACACCGCCTCCGCCCGCGCCTGGTGGTCCGAGTACTGCGACAAGCGCATGCGCGGTGAGGTCTGATGACGTACGACCTCGTTCGGCAGGACTTCATCGACGCGTACGCCCAGAAGTGGGGCTGCACGCCGGAGTACGCCGAGGGCATGCTCCGGCACGTCGAGCTCACGGCGATCGAGAAGGCCCAGGAGTGGCAGGAGGGCGACTGGGAGTTTCGGCTCTCCCCTGACGGCCGGGACTTCGCGTTCTTCGACCAGGGCAACGGCCCCTGGTTCATCCCCCGGCCCGCCATGACCGGACGGTTTGTCAGCAGTGTGCAGATGGACGCCATGGGCTGGACGAGGTTCGTCAAGGCCCAGGATGCGGACACGGAGTGAAAGGCTTCCACTGCATCCGGCACGACGCCGTGGCCGACGCCTGCCGGAAGCAGCCCGGGACGTGGATCCACGTCGGCACCTACAGTACGAAGACCTCCGCACAGGCCACCGCCCGCAGGATCGGCGAAGGTGCTGTCTACAAGGCGTACCGCCCCGCCGGAACCTTCGAGGGCCGGTCCGAGATGAGCGACCTCGGCTACACCGTCTACGCCCGGTACACCAGGGGGAAGCCGTGAGGATCTACCGCACCATCCCCAGCATCTGGGGCTTCGGCATCGCACACCACCCGGGCGGCTGGTCCGTGCAGTTCGCCTGGTGGGTCGTCACCACCGAGCCGTACTGACCCTCTTCCCCCAGGCCAGCGTGACACGGTATGATTCCTGAGACAGGAAGGACAGGAAATGTACACGATCACCATGGGCGACATCGGAACCGAGCACGAGATCGTCCGCTTCGAACCGCTCCCCGACACCGTCCCCGTCGAAGAGCCGGTGCAGGTCCCGGCCGAGCCAGAGAAGGTCCCCGCCTGATGGTCTACGGGTTCGCCGCAGAGGCCGGGGAACACTCCAGTGACGTCCAGGTCTACCCGAACAAGCTCACCGCGTTCCGCAGGTTCCGGTTCCGGCCGCGCCCCGCCTACTCACCGCCCCGGGGGTGGAACGGTGAGTGGGCGGACTTCGCGGACGGGAACGAGCCCGTCGTGCAGATGCCGTCCGATGTCAGCTTTCTCAGCCTTAATGACCCACGGAAGGTCAAGGAGAGGAACGAGCTGTACCACGGCAAACCGCAGTGGGAGCCGTGCCTGACAGCAACCAGCTACGGGCATGTCGTCTACACGGCAGGAGCGCACACGGCGTACTGCGCCCAGAACTTCTACCAGGAGAACGCCGTCCACCGGGCACCCCAGAAGGGATGCTCCTGCGGGTACTGGTGCTACTACACCCCCGACTACGCCACCGACATCGGCACCTCCACCGCGTGGACGTGCCTGGCCGCCGTAGAGGTGTGGGGTGACATCGTCCCTGGCACCAAGGGCGTCCGGGCGGAGCACATGCAGATCGTCGGCATCCTGCCCCCGGCCGAGCTGCTGGGCACGGTGTACCCCGTCGTGAAGGCGTGGCAGGAGGTGCTGGCGGGGCTGCACGTTCCGCAGTACGGGGGTCTGGGGGAACTGCTGGAGTTCCACCCGCCGCAGGACGTCTCCGGGTTGATCCCGAAGGAGCCGGAGCGGTCGACCGTACCGTACGAGTTGACATATTCTCCTGGTCAGTCGTTCCTCGGGACGTGGAACAGCGGACTGTCCTGGAGCATCACGCACCCGGCGGCGAGCTACTACTCCATTCCTGTGCCACTGTATGTGCCGCAGTACTCGGACTCCTGTTCCCTGTGCAGCTACGCGTTCACCGCACGGACACAGGCCGACCTCGACCGCCTGGTCGGCACCCACTACACCACCGTCCACCTCATGCCCAGCACAGCAACCGCCATCGCGGCCTGACGCGCTGGCGGTGATCTTGCCGTTTCTCCGGCCCGGTGCCTAAGCTGGTACAGCAGCACACCGAGCCGGAGGCCCGCATGACGTACTCAGTACCACAGATCGACCCAGAGTTCGTCCACGCACTCATGGCACAGGACGACCCCGACATCGTCACCACAGCGCTCACGCTTTTCACCATCGGAATGCTCCAGGGCATCTCCGCCGTCATGCGGGAACACGCCATGGTCCTCCTGCTCCAGGGCATGCAGCAACCGTACGTGAACGGATGGCTGGACGCGGCCGATACCTTCGACGCCAACCCGCCACCTCATGAACCGGCATGCAGGGAAAAAGAAAAGGAAACCTAGATGCAGCTCGACAAGGAGACATACACAGCTCTGCGGGACGACATGCGCCAGGAACTCGTACGGCTCCATCGCACCCGCGCCCAGCCATGGGAAACCAACGCGGTCCTGCGGCGCATCAGCCGCCTGGACATGGCCTGGGCCCGCAACCAGGAATGGCACGACAGCAGCGCAGGAACTCTCATCGAACCGTGAGGGGCACGTAACGACACGCGGAAGGCGGACAGGGAATGCCGGTACAGCACGTGGACTACACGGAGGTGCTCAAGCAGCTCGAAACCAAGCGGCAGGGGCGGGACCTGTCCTGGCGGCAGGTGGCCACCGAGATGGATATCCCCGCCGGGACGTTCAGCCGGTTGCGCAATGGCGAGGGGTGCTCGAACGACGCCCTGGTGACCATGCTGTCATGGCTCGGGGCGGATAGGTCGATCAAGCCGTTCCTGGTGGCCGCACCGGAGTAGGATCAGTGGACCACCGCAGTGCACGCGAAGGAGCTGCTATGTCGAAGCCCCGTAAAGACGACCGCATCCGTGTCCTGCCCCAGGCCATGGCCGCGTACGCGTCCGGCACGTCCATCCGGGCCATCGCCGAGGCCATCGGGTTCTCCTACACGGGTACCCGGCGGATGCTGATGGCGGAGGGCGTACAGATGCGCCCCCGGTACACCCGTGTACTGCGGCAGGGTGAACTCCAGGACACCGACCCCCGCACGGTGCCCTGCACCTACTGCGGGGCCGAAGCGGGGGGCGGGTGCCACAGCAAGTATGGTAAGCGCCTGTCCAAGCTGCACAGGTCACGCCGGTACGCGGTTGGCAGTGCGGCTCCCACGACTTGACAGTCCATGCGAGAAGTGAAACACTACGTATCAGGAACAGGGACCCGGCACACCGGAACCCGGAGCAGTAAGGAGTGTATGTGGCACGCCACATGAATTCGGGCGTCAAGGCGTACGGCGTCAGCAACGCCCTGCGCGCCAGGGGTCTCACCCGCAGCGAGGAACTCAGCAGGAGCCGCAAGGACCACCGCATGAGCGCCGGGTACCAGGTGGCCCAGCTCGATGACGACTCCGTCCGCATCAGGCACCACCTCGGCAACGGCCACCGCATCACCCTCGCCGCCGACCGTGCGGCCAAGGTGGAGGCGGAGCTCACCAAGTACACCGAGATACTGGAGAACGGGTACGCCGTCGTGCACCACGGCGAGGGCGAACAGGCGTACCTCATCGTGCGCAACCCGGTGAGCCCCCTGGTCGGCGAGACTCTGCGCAAGGCGGCCAAGCTCGTCCGTGAACTGCCGGGCTCCGCAGCCAGGACAGCCAACGCGGCGATCGTCGCCGAGCACCTGGAGGACTGGGCAGTCCTTGCCGACGGCGGCAAGGACTGGTAGGCCCCATGGGGCCGGAGGGAAGCGAGAACATGTCTGAGATCAAGTTTGAAAGCGCAGACGTTGAACGCGTTTGGTCGTCCGCCATGAAGACCAAGGACCGCTTCGACCGGGAAGGCTTTGAATCCGTCGAGGTCCACGAGTCGATGGACCTCCTGGTCGAGTTCTGCGACCTGCTCATGGGGCGCGGGGCCAGGACCGTGGACACGTTCCTGTCCAACAATGACATGGAGATCCCGCAGTAACCTGCGGACGCCACTCGGCATCAACCGGCGAGCCCCCAAAACCGATCGCACTCTTCGTGAACGCGGGTATGGCGGCCGACACGGGTCCACGACCCCCGGCGAGCCGACGGCCGGGCGGGAGCCGCAATCCCCGCCACCCGCAGCCCAGACGGAAAGAGAAACCATGAAAATCTTCGGCAGAAGCTCCAAGCAGGCCGACGCACAGACCCCGGCCCAGGAGGTCACCGTCCCCGACGGCATGATCTCCCTGGTCAAGCAGGCCGCCGTCAGCCTGGAGAAGCACGGGGCGGGCAAGGAGAAGGCCGCCGTCTACCTGGTCCTGGACCACTCCGGCTCCATGGACGGGTTCTACGGCATCGGTGCCGTGCAGGATCTCGCCGAAAAGGCCCTCGGCATGTCCGCGAACCTGGACGACGACGGCCACGTACCGGTCGTGTTCTTCGAGAGCAGTGCGCACAGCCCCCAGGTGGTCGGCCTGGACAACTACCAGGGCTGGGTGCAGCGCGCCCACCAGTCCGTCCCCTACGGCTCCACGAACTACGGCGGTGCCATGGACGCCGTGGTCAAGCACTACCGCAAGTCCGGGGCCATCGATCCGGCGCTGGTGATCTTCCAGACCGACGGACGGCCGGACAGTGAGGCCGCCGTCGAGCGCAAGCTGCGCGAGTACTCCGCCGAACCCATCTTCTGGTTCTTCGTCGGCTTTGGCAGCGGTGCCGGGTACCTGAACACCCTGCCGGGGCTCTCCGGTCGCACGTTCAGCAACGTCGGCGTATTCCAGTGCGGCGCGGACCCGCAGGAAGTGTCGGCGGGCAGTCTCTACGAGGCGCTGACCATGGACTTCGCCCGCATGCTTGGGGAGGCCCGGGCCGCCAGCGTCCTGAAGTAGAGCTCTTGACACGGCTGTGCGAGAAGTGACATAGTCGAAGCAGGAAGAACACAGGAAGAAGGACGACATGAAAACCCTCGCACGCAGCCGCAGCATGGCACTGTTCAGCGACGCCTACCAGGCCGGGTACAGGGCCGCCGTCGACACCTCCACCCCTGTGCTGGAGCCGGAGACGGCCACAGCGCCGGAGACGGACGTCTTCGCCGCTGCGGCGGCACTGGGGGCGTGGTTCGAGGCGAACGAGGCGTCGAAGGTCTGCGACCGGGACAAGCGACGGGCCCGCAAGCTCATCGACACGCTCGCGGCGGGCGTCTACGGCGGCTGGGTCCTGCGCTGGAAGCCCTCCGTGCGCATGACCCCCGATCTGGAGGCCATCGCCGAGACCTACCGGCGGCTGGGCCTGGGCGAGGTGCCCATGCGGCAGTGCGCCGACAGCCTGGGGGTGGAAAAGGCGTGAGCCGGAGCCTCCCGGACGTCTTCGTCAAGAAACGGGGCCGGTACCTGTGCGTGCGCGCTCTGTGGTCCGAACCCGGCAAGGGCTGGGCGATCAGCATCGAGGACGCGAGCCCTGGCAAGGACACCGATGGTATGCGGATCGGTGAAATGGTCATCGGGAAGACCGCCGTGTGGTGCTACACCCAGGAAGCAGCCCAACGAATGCAGGACCGGGCAGTCCGACTCGCCAAGGTGGGCCGGATCCGTTGACCGCCGAAGCCGTGCGGTGGCTGGAGGGGGAATTCGACAGCCACCGCATTCAGGAAGTAGCCGGGTTCGAATACGAGCCACCGGCCCACAGCTCCACCGAGTACCAGCGGCCCGTGCTGGAATTCATCGACGACGTGGACGGGTGCTGTTTCATGTGCCGGACGGGATCCCCGGAGCGCTGTTCGTGGTTCAGATCCGTGTTCCCTTCGCCATGGGCGTCCACCATGTTGCTGGGGCTTCCTTGGACGGAGGAGCGCGAAAGGGCGTGGCTCAGCTGGGAAACCCTGTCTGACTGCGAGTACGACCAGCGAATAGACGTCTACCTAGAGAAGACAAGAAAGGAATGCGCATGAGTGAGCAGCTCGACTTCTCCGGCCTGGTGTTCCCCACCGAGCCGACAGCCAACTTCATGGAGATCACGCCGGTGATGGCAGAGATCCTCTTGGGGTTCAACGTCAAGAACCGCGTCGTGAACGACCGCCTGGTCAAGGAGCACGTCCGCACCATCCTCGCCGGTGACTACCTGGTCAATGGCGAGACCATCAAACTCTCCTGGCCGCTCCTCAACGGCAAGAAGGACCCCACCGGCAAGGGCCTGCCCATTCTCCTGGACGGGCAGCACCGGCTGGAGGCCGTGGTCGAGGCAGGAAAGTCGATCATGATCCTGGTCGTCTACGGCCTGGACCCCGGCACCCAGGCCACCATCGACACCGGCCGCAAGCGCACCACCGCCGACTGGCTCAAGATCAACGGCGAGACCGAGTACACCACCTTCGGGGCCGTCCTGACCGGGATCTGGAAGTGGAACGCGGGGGATCGGATGTTCAACACCAACCCCAAGCCCACCCCCCTGGAGACGGCCCAGCTCCTGGCGGACCACCCGGAGATCCGCCGGTCCGTGGAACTCGGGGTCCAGGCATCCCGGGGGTTCCCGGACCTGCGGCGGTCCTCCCTGGCCGTCTGCCACCACATCATCTCCCAGCTCGACACGGAGCACGTGCCCTACTTCATGCGCCTGATCGAGACCGGCGCGGGCCTCGAAGAGGGACACCCGGTGCTGGCTCTGCGTCGGCGGGCGTCATCCTACCGGCGGCGCAAGGAGCCGATGCCGCTGCGGCGTGAGGCGGGCCTGATCCTCACGGCGTGGAACAAGTGCGTACTGGACGAGCCGACCTCTCGCATCATCCAGCTCTTCAACGAGCCCGCCCCCGAGGCGCAGCACCCGATGGGGCGCTACCTGGAACTCCTCCAGGACGCGAAGACCCGCACGGACAGCTAGCGTTTGACCCCGCTCCTTTCCCCCTCTAGAATAGGGGAAGGAAAAGGAACGGATGGATATACATGAGCATGATCCTGTTCACCATGCTTCAGCGGTGGGCGGCGGAGAAAACCAGTGACCTCATCGGGAATGGCCTGATCGTCGCTCTCGATGACTCCCAGGAATTCTCCGCCGAACCCCGACTGGTTCTGGAGCTGGAGAACCGCAGATACCTTGCACGGCTGACGCTCAAAGAAGACGGTAGCACGGCACTCGAATGCCTGGACAAGAAGGCAGAAAAACTCCAGCAGGGCACGTGCGCGGTTTTCACCGAAGGGCAGCTCGAAAGCGCTGTTGGGCACCTGCTCGAATGGATGGGTGAGCAGTCCGACCAGCCGGACACCCAGCCAGTGGTCTTCAATTGCCCGGACCAGAAAGCCGTCTACGTCTCACGCGGCGAAGCACGGATGATCAAGAAGCGGGCCAGGCTCCCCGGCACCGTCGTGGAGTACAAGTGTCAGCGCTGCGGGAACTGGCACCTCGGCGACAAGAAGAGCCGTGGCACCATGAAGCGGCGGACGTTCAGAAGCTAGTACGGCGGGTCTGGCAGTACCAGGGTGCCTGTGGAAGGGCGCACTCTGGTTTGGTGCGGCGGTTGCCGCGAATCCTCCGCCCCGGGTTCGACTCCCGGCAGACCCACGGACTGCGGCAGCCAACCGCAGCGCACACGTAGGAAACACAGACAAGGAACCAGATGACCGACAGCCACACCCCCCAGGCAGCCGTCGAGAACGACGACATCATGCAGGAGATGGCCCGTCTCGCCGAGGCCGCCACCGCCAACGGCCTCGCAACCCAGGCCAACGGGGTCTCCCCGCAGCTCGCCTCGGCAGCCGCCACCCTCGCCCTGCTCAGCGCACTGGGCGGCAACAAGGTCGCGGAGGACAGCCTCCACTTCGAGGGCACCTCCTTCATCCTGCCGAAAAACTACGAGGGCCGCATCGACGACGCCATCGAGTTCCTGGTGCAGTACCGGTCCCAGCAGGCCGCCAAGGTCGACATCACCCGAGTCTTCGAGTACCGCCCCCTGGACGTCGCCCACGCCGTGCAGGCCGCTCTCAAGAAGGTCTTCGGCCACACCGGCAAGGGCATCGCCATCAAGACGATGTTCGGCGACATCGAGCCCCTCTTCGTGGACGTGCCGACCGGCGTGGACCAGGTCACCCAGGTCCCCTGGAACCGCGTCGCGTTCCCGTCCCTGAACGGGCACATCGACATCAAGTCCAAGGACTCCCCGCAGGGCCCCGTCGGACAGATCACCGTCAACGCCCCCCGCGCCTACCGCAGCGCCGTCGACGGCTTCTTCAAGGCGGTCGAGGCCGAGCTGCGTGGCGGCTCCATCTACCGGGGCAAGGCCATCGTCCAGACCGAGGCCGACGAGATCAAGTTCATGGACCTGTCCAAGGTCAAGCGCGAGGACGTCGTCTACGGCGACGAGGTCTTCGCGCACCTGGAGGCCAACCTCTGGGTGGCCCTGCGCAACCTGCCCGCCATGCGAGCAGCCGGGCAGCCCATCAAGCGGGCCGTCCTGCTGGAGGGCCCGTACGGCACCGGCAAGTCCCTCGCGGGCTACCTCACCGCGCAGCAGGCCGTCGCCAACGGCGTCACGTTCATCTTCGCCGAGCCGGGTGCTGACCTGCACCTGGCCCTGAACACCGCCCAGCTGTACGCCCCCGCCGTCGTTTTCTTCGAGGACATCGACGTCCTTCAGTCCAACGACCCCGAGGACGTTTCCAAGCTCCTGGACGCGTTCGACGGCGTCGGCGGCAAGGGCAAGGAGGTCATCGCGGTCCTGACCACCAACAACCGCGACAAGATCCACAAGGGCATGCTGCGGCCCGGCCGCCTGGACGCCGTCATCCACATCGCCGACCTGGACCTCGGCGGTATGCAGCGACTGATCGAGGCGTCGTTCCGGGGCAGCGACGTCAAGCTCCTGGACATCGACTACGAGGCCGTGTTCGAGGCGTGCGAGGGCTACCTGCCCGCGTTCGTCCGCGAGGTCGCCACCCGCGCCCTGCGGTACGCCATGGTCCGCGTGAACGGCATGCCGAACGAGCTGACCACCGACGACCTCCTCAAGGCCGCACACGGCCTGCGGGAGCAGTACAGCCTCATGATCGGCGCGCACGAGATCCAGCAGACGGCGACGCTGGAGGCCGCGCTGCACAACGTCATCGCGGAAACCCTGGAGAAGGCCGTCGCCCTGGACGCCGACGGGGACCAGAACTACAACATCCGTGGGTTCGAGATCGCCCGCAAGTAGCACCCCGGGGGCGGTCCAGGCGGTACGCTGCCTGGACCGCCCTACCCGTTGCCGGACAGGAAGAGGGAGGAGACATCATGGACCCGAACGATCTTGCCATTCAGGGTGGCCCGGTGAACCGTGTCACCTGGGAAGCCGCCCGGCTTCTGGGTGCGGGCTGCGGCGTCGAGGTGTCCGATGCCGGGTACGGCCTGCGGTCCACCGGCTTCAACCGGTCCAACCGCGTCAGCCAGCAGGCGTACCTGGAGCAGATCGAGGAGCGCCAGCGGTGACAGGACGCGAGGGGTTCATCCTGGCGACTGGTAGCCGCACCGCGCCGCCCTGGCTGCGGGACGAGGTCCACACGCGCCTCACGGAGCTCTCCGAGGATGCCCGCAGCAACCATGGCGTGCAGCGTCTCACTGTCGTCCACGGGGCTGCCGCCGGTGTTGACACCGACGGTCGGGTCTGGGCGCACCGGGACCACGGCTGGCCGGTCGGCCACAAGGCGTTCCCGGCGATCTGGGCGGGCCCCTGCGACCCAGCGCGCTGCACCCCTGGGCATCGCAGGACCCGGGAGGGCGGCTCGGACTGGTGTCCGGCCCAAGGCAGTTATCGCAACGGTGCTATGGCCACGTATCTCCACCGGCAGTATCATGATCTGGGTGCCTGGGTGCAGGTGGCGGCGTTCTACCGGATGCCCAATTCGGTGGGAACACTGGACTGCGTACGGCAGGCACGGACGCTGAGACTACCTGTGCTGGAGTACGGCAATGCCCCGAGGACCGGAACCGAAGAACCCGGGGAAACGCTGTTCTGAGTGCGGCCGGAGAGTCCGCCTCTCTTTCGACGGTACCGTGCGCACACATTTCCTGAAGCAGGCGTCCTACGATCCGCAGACGCGGGAGATGTGTATCGGGTCCAACCAAGAATTCGTACAGGAACTGCGCCGGGAGCGCATCACCAGAAGGTAGCAGCCCGGCCGATTGTCAGACCCGGGTGCGAGGATGGAGTCCTGGCACCCTGCACCGCACAGAGAACAGGAACAGCATGAGCACGTTCGTCGACAAGCACCTCGTCAACCATGTCATCTTCGTCCTGGACGCGTCCACCTCCATGGAAGGCAGCAGGGCCCGGCAGCTCGTCAAGGCAGTCGCCGAGGAGGTCAGGAACCTCGCCATCGAATCGGGCTCCGAGAAGCAGAACCAGGAGACCCGCGTCGCGATCTACACCTTCGCGGACAAGGCACAGTGTGTCGTCTCAGAGCGTGACGTGATGCGTCTGCCAGAGATCGGGGACGTCTATGAGCCCTACGGCAACACCGCTCTGTGTGACGCCGGGATCCTGGTGCTGGACGACATCAAACTGGTCTGCCAGAAGTATGGCAGCCATGGCTTCCTGGTGTACTTCCTGACCGACGGCGAAGAGAACCGCTCCCACCCCGTTGCGCGGGCCAATCTGCCGAAGCGCCTGGCGGACCTGCCGGAGAACGTCACCGTCGCCTGCCTGGTCCCGGAGGGGCGGAACTACAGCGGCAACACGTGCGCCGAGGACGCCATCCGCTACGGCTTCCCGCCCGGCAACGTCGCCACCTGGAATATCAACGCCGCAGACGGAGTGAAGAAGGCCGTCCAGAGCACCATGCGTACGGCGACGGCCAACTACATGACCGCCCGTGCATCCGGCCTGCCCGGCAGCACCACGCTGTTCTCCACGAGCAGTGCGGCGGACAACGAGGCCGCCGTCAAGCAGAACCTCACCCCGCTGTCCACGGACGAGTACACCCTGATCCCGGTCGTGCCGCCGCCCGCCTCCAACAACGGCAAGCCGTGGGAGATCAAGCTGTTCGCGGAGCACTGTGGGCACAGGTACACGGCTGGGTACAGCGGTTACTACGAACTGGTGGCCACCAAGAAGAAGCCCTCGGAGGTCATCCAGGGCAATAAGAAGATCATCGTCGTCGAGAAGGCCACCAACCAGGCATTCGGCGGGGACGCCGCACGCTCCCTGCTTGATCTCACTAACGAAACCAAGCGCGTGCGCCCCAAGGACTACCCCGGTTACAAAATTTACGTGCTGTCCGGCTCGGTGAACCGCCACCTGGTCCCCGGCACCCACCTGTTGATCAAGAAGTAGGAAAAGTGAAGAAGCAGCTGACCGGGGACGCGATGTTCTACCGCGCCTGGTCCTCCGGACTGAGCGTCAGCCATGCGGCGTTTCTCGCGAACATGGTCGATTTGCCCGAGGGGGAGTACGCCGACGCGTTCATCCGGGCCATACTGCGGGGTGTTTCACTTCACCGTACGCCGAGCCGGATGCGGCGGTACATTGTCCGGAACCGCCGGGCGTACCACCACGACCAGGCACTCATCGCCCGGCACGAACGGGAAGTCCTGCGGGCCCGGGATGGCATGCGCTGCCACCAGTGCCGTGCCGTCCCGCCGCAGCCGGGCGAGATCATGGACCCGGAGTCCATCGAGTACATTGCCAGCTTGACCTAGGAAAAGGAAGGCAGGACGTGAACGCCATCAAATACGTGATTGGCGACGCCACCGCACCGATAGGCGAAGGCCCCCAACTGATCGCGCACATCTGCAACGACCAGGGCGGCTGGGGATCCGGCTTCGTCCTCGCCGTCTCCAAGCGCTGGCCCGAACCGGAGGAGATGTACCGGTCCTGGGCACGCATGGGCAGCGGCGGAGGGTTTCGCCTCGGAGAGACACAGTTCGCGCACGTCTCGCTCAACCACAACATCGTCGTGGCCAACATGGTGGCCCAGCGCGGATTCGTCACCGGGGACAACCGCCGGGCCGTGGACTACGACGCGTTGCGCACGTGCCTGGAGACCGTCGCGCTGGTGGCCACCGGTAGCGCCGTCGTGTTCACCCCCCGCTCCTCCGTGCACATGCCCCGCATCGGCTGTGGCCTGGGCGGCGGCACCTGGGAGGAGATTGAGCTCATCATCACGGAGACGCTGGTGAACAGCGGCGTGGACGTCACCGTCTACGACCTGCCGTGAGCGGCACCGCACTGGACGACCTCGTCATCACCTTCACGGACGAGGTGCATGAGGACGTCTGCGAAGCCCCAAACAGCACCTGCTCCAAGGCGGCCATCTGGGACTTGATCAACGGCTGTGGCTGCACTTGGGCCATCTGCCACGACCACAAAGTGTGGGGGGAGAAGAAGTTCCGCGAACTCTTCCCGGACGGTACGGGCTACATGTGTGCCAGATGCCTCGCCAATGAGCCGCCCTACCGTTTCGTACCGCACCGGAGGAACCGTTGAGCCGATACTCCCTCGTTCACCGTAAGGACAACACCGTCCGGGACCTCACCTTCCGCCGGTACAAAGGAATGCACCGGCCGATGGAATGGAGCGCCTACAACTTCTACGTCGGAAAGGAACGCTGGGGATTCGTCACCCACACGCTCGGCAGCAAGGGCCGCCAGTGGACAGCGCACTCCTTCAATCAGGACGTTCCCAAGGGCCTGCGTAAGCAGAACGGCTTCGCCACGCGCTTCGAGGCCGGACGCTACATCATCAAGACCTACGGCTACTGGGAGAACGACTGATGGACATGGAGGAGCTGGCCGACCCGATACTGCGAGAGATCCGCAAAAGAAGCGCGGACAGCAACCCGGTCGACTTTCTGGTGGAAGGGCACCGCCACGGCCTGCGCGGGTGCCGGTGCCTGTCCTGTGACGTCACCACCGGCTACATGATCAGCACGGGTGTCACCTGTGACGAGATTCCCGAGGCGGCTGACGCGTGTGATGGTGGCTGTCTCTGCCCTGTGCTGACCGAGGGACAGGCGGAGTCCCTCATCCGGGCGGACCTGGACCGCTCGTGGCTGCTCGGGGAGGTCCGGCGGCTGGAGGGTCTTGTTGCGGCCCACCAGCGGGTTGAACTCCGGCTGGCCCGGGAGGCGGCAGGACCGTGGCCCTTCCAGGTGGTTCGCAGGCGAAGGAAGGAACAGGCGTGAACGGCGAGGTACTACTACAGGGCATCGTAGGAAGCCAGGCGTATGGCTTCGCGCATGAGGGGTCGGACATCGACCGCCTCGGACTGTACGCCGCGCCGACGTCCTCATTCTTCGGGCTGGGGAAGCCGCAGGAGTCCTACGTCACCACCAAGCCGGACCTCACCCTGCACGAGGCCCAGAAGTGGTGCCGTCTGGCCCTCAAGTGCAACCCCACGGCCATGGAACTCGTCTGGCTGCCGGAGGGTCTTTACGAGGTCCGGCACCCCCTCGGGGATGACCTGATCGCTATCCGGCGGTCCTTCCTGTCCGCCAGGGCCGTCCGCAACTCCTACCTCGGTTACGCCAGCAGTCAGCTCAGCAAGCTGAAGCACACGGCCATCAAGATGGACACGCACGAGGATCCTGCCGCTGTGCAGGACCGGCGGCGTAAGCACGCACGGCACCTGGTCCGCCTCATGCTGCAAGGCGTCGGGCTGCACCAGGGCGATGACCTTGTTGTCCGGTTGCCGTCTCCTGGTTACGTGGTGGAGACGGCCAGCGCGATCGTCCTGGATCCCAGGATCGGGGACATGCTGCTGGCTGGTGCGGAGAAGGTCTTCGACAAAACCAGCCAGCTGCCGGAGGAGCCGAACACGGTCGTGGTGGAGGCGTGGCTGCACGGGGTGCGCCGGTCGTTCCTGGAGTAGACGACCACTCCCAAGTGTGCTAGTATTCAAACACACGAGGGAACGGAGGAACCATGGACTTGACTGACGCAGAGCTCACGCTGCTGCTGAACGACCTGCTGGACCGCGTCAACAACGAGATCCGCCACGACACCGACGGTCTCGATGACGCCCAGCGGGCGGCCGTCGACAGCCTCGGCGAGAAGGCGTACGCCGAGGCCCGTGCCCGCAAGCAGCTGCGCCCCGCAGAGTTCTGGTGGGTGCACTGATGGCTGGAGCACGGGGGCCCGCATTCCGGGACATCTGTTCCGTCTGCGAGGGCAGTTACGCACTCACCGTCAAGGGCCTCATCGGCAAGCACCCGGCCTCCGCGCAGGAGTTCGCCGACGACAAGGGCAAATGCCGGGGCGGGGGCAAGCTGCCCAAGCCCAAGAACAGTCGCTGACCCCTCGTCTGCTACGCTCAGCCGCGCGACAGGTCGAGGGGTCGCCAGGGACGCCACAGGCATGTGGCGTCCCCTCCCTCATGTACAGGAAAGAGGAAAGCATGTCCGGCGAAAGAGTCGCGTCCTACGACGAGTTCATGAACATCCTGGCCGACGCCAGCAAGCTCGGTCTGTGCAACGCACCCGACCCCAGCAGCATCAAGAACCTCACCCCCGGGGCGGACGTCGTCCTGTCCCTGGAGGAGATGGGCTGCGACTTCACGGCTTTCAGGGCCCCCTACCACCACCGCGTCCGCGCCGTCGTCCTGTACGAGCGCACCGCCCACATCGTGGACATCCAGGACACGACCTGGGTCCTCCTGAAGACCGTCGAGGAGTGGATCGCCTCGCTCCCGATCATGGTTCTCCCCGCCGAGGTCATCGCGGCGACCGAACCTGACGCCCCCGAGGAGGACGGCCCCGCCGGGGTGCGGGAGCCGTCCGAGCCCGCCGCGCCGACCGACGATGCGGGGGCGGCCGTTCCGCACGAGGCCCCCGTGGGGTAGAGTGACCCAGGAGAAACGACGAAGGCCCGCGCCTGGCTCGGCAGCGGGCCTTCGGTCGTCTCCGGACCCTCTGGCAGGCAAGTTGATCATGCCTCGACTGCTGCCTAGAATGGGGTGATCACCGCACTTCACGGCACCTCTGGTGCCCTGCCGGAGGGAGCTCTCGTGTGTACTCTGCACCTGCGGCAGGCAAAGCGAAGCGCGCATGAACACGAGTGACGTCACCGCGCAGCCACCAGCTGCGGTCAACGACCTCACTCCGTACCGAGCGGCCCTCTGGTACCAGGAACGCGGCCTGTTCCCCATCCCCTGGATTGTCCAGGGCGGCCAGAAGATCGCCGCCACGGGCAAGTTCACCTATGAAGCGTACACCTCACAACCCCAGGGAATCACCTGGGTCATGGACGAGTGGCCCTACCATGACGAATGGCAGGTCGGCCTCGCCCTCCACGAGAACACCGGCGTCTTCGCCGTGGACGTGGACGACCCCGAACAGCTGACCCGCTGGGAGAGCGAGAACGGCCCCCTCCAGGGAGACACCTGGACCCAGACCACTGGCCGCGACGGCGGCGGAGAGCACCGCCTGTTCCGCCTCGCCGGGCGCAATGCCGTCTGGCCCCGGCAGGGCTCCTTCGACGCCGCGTACCCCAAACTGGAGTTCCGCTCCAACGGACTGGTCGCCGTCGCCCCCTCCATCCACCCCAGCGGCCGGAAGTACCGCTGGAAGGACGATTCCCCTGTCGAGATCGCCGAGACGGCCTGGGGCCTCACCTCACTGATCGGGGCCCGCGCCGTACGCAAGGACCGGAGCGGATCCTCCGGTTCAACGCGCGCGCAGGTTCAGCCGGACGGGACCCGCGCCGTTGTCGCCGACATGGACGCACTCCTGACCGGCGGAGTCCCCGCAGGCCAGTCCCAGCACGTCGCCCTGCGGGACCTCGTGTGGGACGCCGCCAGCCGTGGCATGTCCGATATCATGATCCGCGTCCTGTGGGACACTGTTGTCGCCCGCACCCCCCTCGCCCGGCCCGACCAGCCATGGACCTCGGCCGACTTCGACCGGCACCTGGCCGGGGCCCGGGACAAGCTCGGCGGCGGCGTCAGCACCAAGCTGCTGCGCTGGGCCGTCCGGGTCCACAACGAGGCACAGCAGGCCAGAATGGCAGCCCCAGCGCCCGCCATCACTTCCCCAAGTGGTGAAGTGACACCGCCGCCGCCGCCGACACCGTCAGTCGATCCTGCTCCGGCGAACGACACGACGGCCTACCTGCTGCGACCCCTCCCCTTCACTGAGCTCAAGCAGTACGGACCGCACCAGGAAGGCATGGGGGAGCTCTTCGCCGACCGCTTCCATGATGTATTCAAATGGTGCAATGAAGAGAACGCCTACTACACCTGGTTCAGTTTCGACGGCACACCAGTAACCCACTGGAGCCGTGAAGCATTCAACGGCATATCACCAAAGTTCGTACACATGGTACGTAAACTCGGCCTGGTTGTCCGGGAAAGCGTCAATGCGCATATCGCATCCGTCGACCAGAGCACGGCCGATGGGCGGCAGAAAGTCAAGGAAGCAAACGCATACCTTCTCCCCTTCCAGAAGGCTGACACCATCCGGGGCGTAGCGAAAATCGTCGCCAGTGACCAGCGCGTTGCTGTAACACCAACAGACTTCACAGCAAAACCGCACCTCCTCAACTTCCGCACCGGAACCTACGACGTCCGCACCGGACAACTCCTCCCGCACCGCCGCGAAGACATGAACACCGTCACCATCAACCGGGACCTCGACCTCGCCATCGCGGAAAAGCCCCTCAGGGAAGTAGCACCGCTCTTCGACAGCATGATCTGGCGCATGTGCGGCGCACCCGGTGAAGTCGACCACGACACCCACACCAAGCGCGCTGACGCCGTCAAGCGCTGGCTTGGATACCAGCTCCACGGATCCAACCCGGAGAAGAAGATGGGCGTCTTCGAAGGGGCGACCTCCATCGGCAAGAATCAGGTGGTGGAAGCCCTCGGTGACATCGTCTCCGAGTACGCCTACACCTCCTGCCCGCCGAGCCTGCTCATCCGCAGCCGCCAGGACCGGCACAGCTCGGTGGAGGCGAACCTCTCCGGCAAGCGCATGGTCGTCGTCAACGAGATGACGAAGGACCAGGTGCTGGACGAAGCCCAGGTACTGCGCCTGGTCAACCCGGAGGGCACCCGCGTGGACCTGCGCAAGATGCGGGAGAACGCCATCTCCACAGAGATCACCTGGTCCCTCACCGTTACCACCAACGCCATGCCCCGCACTGACACCACCGACCAGATTCTCGGACGCCTCGCCTTCTACCCCCTGTCCAAGCGTGCCGTCCCCGAAGAGGACCGCGACAGCAGCCTCAAAGCGCGCATCCTCCAGCAGGAGTCCGACGAGATCCTCGCCCACGCGGTGACCTGGTGGCGGCAGTGGTGGGTTGCCCGCGAGAACGGTGACAAGAACGCCCTCGCCCTCCCGCAGGAGTCCCGGGAGACGCTGGCCGAGTTCGTCGAGGACAATCTCACCCCCCTGCACGAATTCATCGACGACCTGTGCGAAATCGTGCCCGGCGAGTACGTGGACGCGAAAGACCTCTGGCGCAAAGCCGTCGCCTACTGGGACGACCAGCACCGTGACAAGCGCCTGGAATACTCCGGAGGCCGCAAAGAGTTGTACAAACTCCTCAGCGAAATCCCAGGGATCGAGCGGCGCACACGGGGGTCGAAGAAGAACCTCATCGGCTTCGGGAACCTTCGTGTACGGGCCCTGTACGGAGCCGCAGACGCGGCCCTGCACGCCTGGGCCGGTCGGCAGGGGGACTAGGACGCCTGTCCGACACGCCCCTGACCTGGTAAAGTCGGATCTTGTACAAGGAACACCGAACCGAAGGAGGATCCGTGGAAGCAGTAAAAGCCACCACGCCGCCGCAGGAGACAATCCACATCCTCCCGGACGCCGCCGGGCAGCCCCGCAAGCGGTTCTCCGGCACCCACCTCGCGTTCGCCTCCACCGGGGACTCCAAATGGAAGCGCCCCCGCTGGCTGACCCTGGACCTGTACCGCAAGGCCGACGGCACCTACATCCTGCACCGCACCGGGTACAGTGTGGTCTACCACGACCCGGACGGCTGCGAGGGCGGCGAGGGCATGACGCTGTCCGAGCTGCTGGAGGTGACCTCCGAGGGCGTCCCGTGCGAAAAGTGCAGCCCGATGCCGTTCGATGCTGTCAAACTGGCCATCGAACGCGGTCGGGGCAGCGAGATCATCCTGCTGGAGCGCATCTACTACAAGGTGATCGAGGCCGCCACCGTCCCAGAGCTGGTGAAAGCGCTGGAGTTCGTCCCCAAAACGTCGAGCACCGGCACCCCGGTCATCAGCCGTCCCGGACAGGAGCTGCTGCTGCGAGCCGCCGAGCATGATGCGCCCATCGCCGCCACGTTCGACGCCGTTGAGGACATCTGATTGAGATTTGACACACCAGCCCGGCGGGGGGTAGGCTGGCACCACACCAGGAAACAGGAAAGGAACACCCGCCATGCCCGAACTCCGCGACATTGCCCGCGTCCGCAATGTCACCACCACTGCCACGACTGAGCTCGTGAACATCCCCGAGGTGGGAACCCCCGAGGGGCTCAGGACCGCCGCCGAGCTCGTTTACCACTCGGTCAGGGCGAAGACCACGAACAACTCCCCGCAGTACCCCAGGGACGGCACGCCGGGCAAGCACTGGCAGGGACGCATCCGCACCGAGGTCTTCTACGAACTGTGGCCCCAGCTGGACGACCGCATGTACGTGTCCGCCACCCAGCGCAACGAGATCATCGAGGCAGTCACCGACTACCTCGACACGTGCAAGGTGCTCGTCCGCAAGTCGGCGGACACCAAGTACAACCCGTCGATCTGGTGGGTCAGCGACCACTGGACCCCCATGGAGGTACGAACCGTGCAGCCCGAACCGGCACAGGCACCGCAGGCCGTGCCAGGCGCAGGCTACCAGTGCCGGGGCTGTGACGAGACCTTCTCGATCCCGTCGGCACGCGGTACGCACGAGTACCGCTCGCACAAGATCGCCATCGACGACGCGGGCACCGTCTACGCCTTCGACGAGAACTTCAACGAGGCATACACGGAGTCCCTCGTCCTTCGAGTCCTGAAGGACGTTGACAGCGTCGGCGAGTCCGTGTCCTTCCGGACGGTCCAGGTCTGTGCACACGACATCGACCCGCGCATGGGGAAGGTGATCGTCAAGGGGGCAATCGGCAGGCTCGTCAGCAAGGGATCCGTCCGGCAGCTGGCCCACGGTGTCTACCCGAAGTACGCACTGGCTACCGCCGCCCCGGCCGAGGATGACACTGCCCCCGGCATCCCGGAGGAGGCCGCCGCCGTACTGCCCGGCCTGGAGCCGGAGACGGCCCCGGAGCCCGCCGTGCAGGTGACCTCCGTGGGCCCGGCCGTCGACAGCCTCACGGTCTCGCTGGACGGCCTGCGGCACATCCTGTCCACGACACGGGGGCAGTTCGAGAGCGCGGAGGCGGCCACCATCGCCGTGTTCGAGCGGGCCAGCTGGTTGGAAGGACAGCTGGCCCGGACCGAGCGGGAGCTTGCCGCCGCCAAGATGAAGCTCATCCCGCGCGGTACGGCTGGTCCCGAGGCGGAGGCTCTGCGTGCGACTGTTCAGGAGCTCTCCGAGAAGCTGGCAGAGGCTGTCAGGGAGCGGGACGAGGTCCAGAGCAGGCTGGACAACTTCCAGCAGGCACTGCGGGGCCTCGGCGTCCAGTAGCAGGTCACGACCAGGACCAGGGTAGCTTCTGCTGCCCTGGTCCTTTAGTATGGGCGCACGCACAAGGAAGGGGAACAGGTGGCGTCGCTCGACAACGTGGACCTGCGGCTGGTGGACTCCGTTGCCGAGGCCGTGGAGTTCAAACGGTTCCTGTCCGGGCGGCACGACAGCAACATCCTGGCCATTGACACAGAGTCATCATCACTCATGTGCTATGGAGCCGGTGAAAAACTCCGACTCATACAGATCGGCGACAAGCACTCCGGCTGGGTCATTCCCTGGGAACAGTGGGGTGGCGTCGCCGTCGAGGCCATCAGAGAATGGGAAGGCGACTGGGGCCTCCACAACGCCCCCCATGACTACCAGTGGCTCAGCCACCACGCCGGAGTCGAACTCCCCTGGCACCGCATCCACGAGACCATGGTGCAAGTGGCCCTGGTGGACCCGCTCAAACCCAAGGGCCTCAAACCGGTCAGCGAGCGCATCTTCGGCAAAGCCGCACTGGCCGGGCAGAGCACCCTCAAGGCCGCCATGCAGGAACAGGGCTGGACCTGGGCAACCGTCCCCCTCGACTTCATGCCGTACATCATCTATGCCGCCCTGGACCCCGTGCTCACCTCGTGGATCGATGACGAGTACCGGCCGCAGGTCATGGAGGCAGCCTCCCAAGCGTACGACCTGGAACGCGGCGCACAGCGTGTCTGTACACGAATGATGCAGCGCGGAATGCTTCTGGACGTACCCTATGTAAACGCGGCACGGGACAAGCTCGTCGCTTACTCGGAGAAGGCCCGTGAATGGCTGAAGAGCCGTCACGGAATCACATCGCCAAACTCCGCCGCACAGCTCCGCCGGGCCTTCGAGGCGTACGGGCAGGAAATCCTGTTTTACACGAATGCCGGAGCACCGCAGTTTGACAAGCGCGCGCTGACATTCTATAAGATTGAAGGACAGAACCGGGACATTGAACAGGTAGCGGATTGTGTCCTGAAGATCAGGCATGCCGAGAAAATTATCGGATCATACATGGATAATTTTCTCAAGTTCCGTGACCCGGATGACGTCATTCACGCCAGTATCAATACCCTGGCGGCGCGTACGGGAAGAATGTCTGTAACGGGTCCGGCACTCCAGACCCTGCACCGTAATGACAAGATTGTCCGTGGCTCCTACATCCCGCGCCCAGGGCATGTATTCGTCACCTGTGACCTCTCCCAGGTGGAGTCAAGGCTCGCGGCCCACTTTACAGGCGACAAGGGCCTCGTGGACGCCTTCTGGGCAGCGGAGAGGGACGGCACGGACTTCTTCTGCGAGCTGGGCGAGTCCATTTTCGGGGAGCCGATCAGCAAGAAGGACCCCCGCCGGAACATGGTCAAGACCATTGTTTACCGCACCAATTACGGCGGCGGCGACAATATCGAGGAAATGGCCATCACCGCCGAGGTTCCCGTGGCGCAGATGGCCAAGGCAAAGGCAGGATTCGACAGCCGTTTCCCTGGCGTCAAGGCGGAACTCCAGCACACGGCGGACGTTGCCAAGCGCCGCAACCCGCCGCACCTGTTCAGCCCGTACGGACGGCGTTTCATGCTGGACCGGGGCAGCGAATACACCCAGGGATTCAACGCCAGAATCCAGGGACACGCGGCAGAGTATTTCAAGAAAAACCTGCTGGACATCGACGCGGCTGGGCTCGGCGAATATATGGTGTTGGTTGTTCACGATGAGGTGATTGCCGAAGTGCCAATCGACATGGCCGAAGAAGCCAAGCATGTCATCGAAACCTGCATGACCGACCGTGAAGGGTACAAGGTGCCCATCACAGCCGAAGCCAACATCCTCACGGAGCGGTGGGCAAAGACATGACCAACGTAATAGACCTCGATGCGTACCGGGGGCCCGACGATGACGGTCACGACGGTAACGTCCGCTGCCCAGAATGCGGAGACGCCTGGTGGGTACCAGCTGGAGTGACAATCTCCGAGGACGGCCAGATCAACGGGTACGCCTTCCCCGTTAAGTGCCATGAGTGCGCCTATGAAATGCCGGTACCGCATGCTTGATATTCCTGAATTCGTGGTCTGGCTCGATCCGGGCCTGCACACAGGCTGGGCCACCCTCTTCCACGGCGAGCACTTCGACTCCGGCGAGGGCATTCTCCCCGAGATCGGAGAACTCCTAGAGGATTACGCAGGCATCTACCAGGACAGGATGGCCATCGGCTGGGAGCAGTTCATCATCACCCCCGGCGGCGGCCGGAGCAGTACCGCAGGACCCGCCATCGAGGTCATTGGAATGGCACGCTGGCTCGGCTACAAGCACCACTGCGAGATGCTCAAGCCGGTGCCGTCCGCCATGCGCACCAGCGTCTCCGTGGATGTACTGAAACGGCTCCAGTGGCACGCACCCGGCATGGACCACGCCACTCAGGCGGCCCGTCACCTGGCGGCGTGGATGCTCCGGGAGAACCTGTTCACCCCGAAGGAGAAGGCGCAGATGTTCGCCGAGGAGGATTGTCAGACCCCAGTCGTAGAGTGAGGGCACTGGAAGGGGAACCATTGCCACTCGCTGAACTCAATGCCGCCAAGAACCGCATTGACGTCACAACTGCGTACACAGACAGGGAGCAGGTCAGCCAGCTTCCCGGGGCCCGCTACGACCGCAGCGACAAGACCTGGACCGCCCCGGTCAGCTGGGCCAGCTGCCTCATTCTGCGGGGACTGTTCGGGGACACCCTGGAAATCGGACCACTGTTGCATCACTGGACCTGGGTCGAATACCGCAAACGCGTCGGACCGGCTCTGCGCCTGCGGGACGTCCTGAAAGACACCACACCATTCCCCGAGCTGGACGCAGTGGAGGAGGGCAGTACGTTGAAGCTCTACCCCTACCAGCGTGTGGACGCCGCCTTCTTGACTGTCAACCGGCGTGCGCTCCTGGCCCAGCCGATGGGATTGGGCAAGGGACCAGTCGCTATTCGTACACTCCAGGTTCTCGCGTACCGGGGAATGAACCCTTTTCCGGCACTGGTCGTCTGCCCGAACAGCCTCAAATACACCGTGTGGGCGCGGGAATTGGAACGCTGGGCACCCGAACTCGTGGTGCAGGTCGTGGACGGATCAGCCGTCAAGCGCCGCAAACAGCTCACCGAACCTGTAGATGTGCTGGTGATCAACTGGGAGGGCCTCAAGTTGCACTCCCGTGTCTCCGGTTATGGCACCATCGCGCTCTCCGACAAGGACAAGGAGGAGAAGGAACTCAACGCGATGGGCTTGCGGTCCGTCATCTTTGACGAGGTCCACAAAATCAAGGACCCCCACGCACAGCAGACCCGGGCTGCCTGGCAGCTCGCCCACAACGCCGAGTACTGCTTCGGTCTGACCGGAACACCCGTCGGCAACAACATTGGCGATTTGTGGTCCATCATGCATGCCATTGAGAAGGACTGGTTCCCTCGGCGTACGAAGTTCCTGGACCGCTACGCCAAGACCGCCCTCAACTACTTCGGTGGCCACGAGATCCTCGGCATCAACCCGCACACCAAAGCCGAACTGTTCTCCATCACCGACCCGTTGATGCGCCGCGTACTGAAAGAGGCGGCACTCCCCCAGCTCCCGCCGAAACTGCCCGTGGCGTACCGGCACACGCCGCTGACCGCCAAGCAGGCCAAGGCGTACAAGGAGATGGAAAGCTCCATGATCGCCCGCCTCAACGAGATCCTGGTCGCCCCCTCGCCACTGGCCGCTCTCACCCGGTTGTTCCAGTTCGCCGCCGCCGCAGCGGAGATCGACGAGAAGGGCCGCGTCCGATTGTCAGTGCCGTCCCCTAAGGTGGACGACATGGTGGAGCTGCTGGAGGAGATGGGGGAAGAACCCCTGGTTGTGGCCGCTGTGAGTCGTCAGCTGATCGAGCTGGCGGCGGAGCGGCTGACCAAGCTGAAGATCCCCCACGGCCTGATCACCGGGGCCCAGGGATCGGCTCTCCGGGCCCAGGCGGTCGATGAGTTCCAGGCCGGTCAGACGCGGGTGATGCTGATGACGATCGGGGCCGGGGCCGAGGGGATCACGCTCACCCGGGCGTCCACGATGCTTTTCATGCAGCGGGATTTTTCTGAAATCAAGAATGCCCAGTCGGAAGATCGCGTTCACAGAATCGGGTCAGAACGGCACTCCGCCATTCAGATCATTGATCAGATCACACCCGGTACGGTGGAGGAGCGTAAGCTTGATCTCCTGGCTGTGAAGCAGGGCCGCATGGAGGAAATTGTCCGGGACAAGGACTCGCTCCTGAAATTGCTGGGGCGGTGAAATGAGCAATCTCGTCCTGAGCAATTCGACAATACAGCAGTTCAAGAACTGCAAAAGGTCGTACTACCTCCGCTACTACCGGCAGCTTGCCACACCGAAACGCCGCCACAATCCCTGCGCCGTCACGGAGATCGGCACACGTGTCCACACCATCCTTGAGGCGTACTACGGATACGACGTCCCCGTGTCCACGGCACTGAGCATCATCTACAACGCCGCCGCCGTCGAATACCCCGACCACGCCGACCAACTGGACGAGGAAGCCGTCCTCACCGAGATCATGGTGAACGGATGGTTCGAATGGGCGGCCGAGCACGGTATCGACGAAGCATTCGAAGTCGTCTCCACCGAGCAGACCATTTCCACCGAGATGGACATCGGCGGCGGCCGGAGCGTCACCCTGATCGGGAAGTTCGACCAGCAGGTACGGCGGCGGTTTGACGATGTCCTCCTGTTCAGAGACTGGAAGACGACCGGCAACCTTTCCAAGGTCGACGACCTGGTACGCGACGAGCAGTTCCGCTTCTACTCCATGCTCTGGTCCCTTGCGGCCCCCGAGGGAGAGCGCGTCGGAGGCGGTCTGTACACCCAGCTCCGCCGGTCCAAGCAGTCCGAACGCTCCAAGGGCCCGTACTACCAGCAGACCTCCGTCTCCTACAACCGGCACGACCTCAACTCCATGTGGCTGCGCACGCGGGAGATCGCCATCGAGATCGACCGGTTCCACCAGCGCCTGGACAACGGGGAGAACTTCCTCGCCGTTGCCTATCCACACCCGTCCATGACCTGCTCATGGATGTGCCCGTTCGTCAATGTGTGCCATATGGCGGATGACGGGTCACGGTTCGAGGATGCGCTGAACAATCTGTATGAATCGAAGGATCCATATTATTACTACGGAACAGAAGGCATCGACTTGATCAAGGAAGTCATGGGAATCAAGGAGGAACCCCGTGAGCAGTGAGCACCTCGGAATCTCCGTCATCGTCCACGGCCCCGCAAAATCCGGAAAATCCCACCTGGCAGACACCATGCCAGCTCCCCGCCTGGTCCTCGACTCAGAAATGGGCAGCCGGTTCACACCCAGCAAGAAAAAGGTCTGGGACCCGGCAAAAGAAGCACCACCCGTCGCCGACGGCACCTGGGAAACGTGCATCGTCTACGTGCGCGACTACCGCTCCGTGCTGAAAGCGTACGAATGGCTCGACAGCGGAAAGCACCCCTTCCGATCCGTCGCGATTGACTCAATTTCCGAGACTCAGCAGCGGGCCATCGACAGCCTCGCCGGAATCCAGCAGCCCACCCAGCAGGAATGGGGAACCCTCCTGCGGCAGGTTTCCGACCTCGTACGCCGCTTCCGGGACCTCACCACCAACCCGGTCAAACCGCTGGACGCCGTGGTGTTCATCGCCATGACCAAGCAGGGCCGGGACGGCGACGCAACCTGGCGTCCGCACGTCCAGGGGTCGCTGGCCACGACCCTCCCTTACTACTCGGATATCGTCGGCTACCTGTGCAACACCCAGGGAGTGGACGGCACCTCGGTCCGGCGGCTGTTCGTCGGACCAGTCAACGGCTTCGAGACGGGTGAGCGCGTCGGCGGACGGCTCGGCACCCACATCGACAACCCCAACGTCACCGAGATGCTCGCCCGCGTCCGCGAGTGCAGCGTCGAAGACGTCCTCGGAACCACCAGCAAAAAGGAGCTGAAGTGAGCGTTCTCCCCTGGCAGGACATCCGCACCGCGATGAAGGAGGGCAACGGCAAGACCCGCGTCCCCGACGGCCAGTACGACTGCAAGATCGCTTCGACTGAGCTCGGGCAGACCAGCGGCGGCTACGAGAAGGTCCGCGCCCGCTTCGTGGTCCTGTCGGGCCCGTACGAGGGCGGCAGCATCTTCATGGACTTCGTCGTCACCGTGGACAAGCCGGGCGGCCTCAGCATGCTGGGCGAGCGCCTCGCAGTCCTGGGCATCACGGAGGACATGCTGACCGATGACCTCAAGATGGCTGGCCTGGCCACCATGATGATTGGGCGTACCGCCCAGCTTCGTCTGGGTACGCGCACCTTCAATGACAAGGAGTACGACAACGTCACGTCGATCAAGCCCCTCGCCGCTCCAGGTGGTGGGTTCTCGTTCGGGGAGCCGGTCCCGTACGCCACACCAGCCGTAGGGGTGCCGTCGGTCCCGGGGGACAGCACGCCGGTTCCGGCCGGGTTCTCCTCCCTGGTCCCAGGCTCTCCGGCCGGTGATGACCTGCCTCCGGAGCCGCCGTTCTGATAGTCTCTGGGGTGCTGGTCCTGCATAGAATCCAGTGATGGAGAGCCGGGACCAGCACCTCGGGACGTAGCTCAGCCTGGTAGAGCATCCGCTTTGGGAGCGGAGGGCCGTCGGTTCGACTCCGGCCATCCCGACAGGAGGGGCTTCAAGGCGATGTGGAACCGGGTCGTCACGGCCCCTATCTCGCACCAGGGAACCGGTTCACTGCCCCTTTGGCCAAGCTGGTAAGGCACCGTACTCGTAATACGGAGATCGCTGGTTCAAGTCCAGCAGGGGGCTCGCGCTCGTGGCGGAATGGCCTACGCGTCACCCTCAAAAGGTGGTCCTCTGCGGAGGGTGTGGGTTCGAATCCCACCGGGCGTACGAGAGTTGACACACCCGTCAGATGTGGGTAGTGTTCTACTCATCAGCCCGCAGGGGGCAGCAGGAACAGGAAAGAGGCACCCATGGACATGGAAGACTTCGCCACGCGGTACGCCGAGCGGGCGTCGGATCTGACCGATCGGTGGAACGAGGCCAGGGAGGCATCCCAGTGTGGGTATGACCACGCCGAGGAAGAGGCGCGGGTACGCCGCACCGAGGCCCGCAGGGCACTCGATGCGGCGTACATCACGGAGACCGACGAAGCGGAAAAGGTCCGCAGCGCAGCCCGCAGCGTGGCGGACGCCCGGCTCGCCGAGGACACCGAGGCCCTGATCCAGGAGCTGACCGGCAACGGCGGGGACGATGTCAGGCTCGCCGCCTGGATGATCAAGGCTGGCTGGTGGAGGCGCTTCCCTGAACACTGCACCCAGATCATCGAGGCCATGCCCATGACCTTCGAGCAGTTCCAGGGGTTCAAGGAGCAGCACAGCCCGGCCTGGTGCTCCGACTACGACATCTTCCTCAGCAACGCGCTCCAGGCTGGTGTCATCCCCGGCGTCACCCCGCTGGCCGGTGCCATGTACGTGATGCAGCAGGCCATCGCCAAGGCTGACATCTACAGCTCTGACCGCCGCCCCCTGACGGCCGCCTTCGAGCAGCTCGCGGCCCTTCTCCCGCAGACCGCCGACGCCGTCACGGAGAAGTCCGAGGCGTGACACCCCGTGACCGCCCGGCCGACACTCTGAGGGGGGTGTCGGCCGGACAACCACCATGGTACAATTCAGTGGCGGGGTAGGACAGTTCGGTAGTCCGCTGGGCTCATAACCCAGAAGTCGCAGGTTCAAATCCTGTCCCCGCCACCGAGTCCCGGTCAGCTGCTCACTCCCAGCTGACCGGGACTTTCCACGTTTGACCCTTGACACACGGAGTGCAACACCGCTAAGCTGACGGCATACCGAAGGAACAGGAAAGAGAAGGGTACACTCATGAGCGCCGTGCACACCAATGTCATCGACCTCGAAGCCGAGCAGCGGGCCCGCAGGGGCATCCTCATGGGTCGAGGACGGCACCGCCGCACCCCCGAGTCGTGGAAGGCCATGCTCCGGGACCTCACCGAGATGCAGACCGACCGGGACCGGCTCACCGAGGAACGCGACCAGGCACGCCAGGAAGCCGCAAAGCTGCGGGCCAGCAGCACGGACATGGCGCAGGAGGTGCGCGCGATGCGCCGGGAACTCGCCCACCTGCGGGCCCTCATGACTCCCGACCGGGACAACCCCGTCAACCAGACCACCCACGTCTTCACCATGCCCGAGCGCCCCCGCGACGAGGACGACCCGGCCGAGGTGAGTACGCACCCCATCTCCGTCAGCGACCTCTTCGGCGACGCGGAACCGACGGTGCCTCTGGACATCCGCACCATGCGCCCCGTGGTCACCGTCCACCCCATCCCGGCCGACGACCCGCCCATGCCGGACCACGAACCCCGGACGCCGGACGGCCAGGCCGGACCCAGGCTGGTCCAGCGGCTGCGTACCGGCTTCAACAGCGCCTCGGAGCGCGTGCAGCACGACACGACCGAGATGCAAATCCTCAACCTGTGGGACAGCCCGCAGGCAAAGACGCGGACCGACGCGCAACGCACCGCCTGACCTGCGGTTTGTGCTACAATGAGAGCGCAGGACAGGGGACGTACTGATGGAAAAGCAAGACGCGGTCATCTTCGACTACCAGGGCACGCTGGTCGACGTGCGCGGAATCCGGCACCTCATCGACGGGCCCGGAAGCTTCGACGCCTTCCATCTGGCCACCGTGAACTGCCTCCCGATCACGTGGGTCACCGCCGCAGCCAGCAAGGCCCACGAAGACGGGCTCATTGTCCTGGTCGGCACCGGCATGAACGATCCGTACCGGCGGCACCTGGACTGGTGGCTCGCTGATCACGGGGTCCATGCGGACGACGTGCAGATGCGGGTTGACAAGGACTACCGCAAGGACTTCATTGTCAAGCGGGAGATGCTGGAACGCTGGCGGCAGAAGTACAACATCATCAGGGCGTACGACGATCGACCAGAGATATGTGATCTCTGGGAGTCGGAAGGAATTCCGGTCATCATGGTTCCAGGTTGGGAGTAAATTCGCGGATGGCTCACCAGGAATTTACCGACGCAGAAGCCATTGATATCTTGGCGTTGCATGAAGAAGGTTTCAGCAACATCGTGATAGCCGAACGGCTTGGTTTTGAGCGTCATCGTGTCGGTTACTTTCTCAGGAGCAAGGGTCTGCGATCCACAAGGCGTCGTCAAGCAATCATTATGGTGGACGACGTAAATGCATGTTGCACTAAGTGCGAAAAGATCGTACCTCGATCGGATCTTCCTTGGGGAAGAGTAACTGCGTTCTCTTACCAGCTCTCTTACTGCCGTAGGTGCTTGACGGACGCGACCATAAAGAATATTTCAAGCTCTGTGCCACAGTATCTACGACACAGGGAGCGTGCGCTTAAGGCCAGGGCGAAACGTGCGGGCATAACGTATGACCTCCCGGGCGGATATTTGTACGATCTCTATGCATTGCAGCAGGGGTTGTGTTTCTACACGGATGAGCAAATGAAAATCTATTTTGGGACAGAAAAAAGTGGTTCCCGTAGAGATTCGCTATCCGTTGACAAAATCATCCCCGAGCTGGGATATGTACCGTATAACGTGGTTCTTTGCATCGCTCGCGCAAATGCAGTAAAGTACAACTGCACCCTGCAAGAAATAAAAGAATGGCTGCCCGGTTGGTACATCCGGCTGTTGCCTAAGATCGAAGCATTGGAAATCGAGGGCACCCCCTACACGGTGGTGCCCGGATGGGACGGACCGACGTGACGGACATCGGACTCGTAGAGGCGCTCAATGCCTGCGAGTCACAGCACGAACCCGGGCAGGACGAGGCGGGGACAGCATGGTGGCAGAAGCTGCTCCTGCTGCTGGCTATCCTCGCTGCGGTGAGCGCCGGGGTGGCAGGGATTTGCTATCTGACGGCGTGGATGACCTTGCACATACTGTTCGGCGGCTGGTAGAGTTCCACTAGTCGTACAGGGGCGGGAAAAGGAAAGAAGGACCATCGTGGGACACACGCGCATCACCAACAGCGATCGTGGGGCCAGCGTCATCGGCCAGGGCGCACACCCGGACACCGGCCGCAGCCTCAACGGCAGGCGGGGCAAGGTTGTGGATGTCAAAGATCACTTCGGCGAGGAGCTCGTCGGTGTGAGGTGGGAGGGCTCCAGCGAGGTCGACTACGTCCGACAGCGCAACGTCTCCGGAACCGGCCCGTCCGAGGAAACACTCCCCCAGCACCAGCGGCGGAAGCGGTAGGATCCAGAAGCATGCCGCGTTCGGTCTAGGAAGACCAGGCTGCCTGTAAAGCAGCTGCCTCCGGCTAACCAGGATCGATACCTGGGCGCGGCACGGAATACCCTGGGTGCACAGGCCCTACTAAGACGGGTCGACTGCTGGAGGAGGCGGGCATTGACCGCCCAGGGTATTCTTCGTCCCACAACTCAAGACTCCCGCCCCTCGAAGTGGCCAGCGACTGCTACAGCTGGCTCCCGGTCAACCGGCCAGACCGGCAGACGAGAAGGCGGGTCCCGGTTCCGCTGCTGCACTCCCGCATCCGAGTGCGGTGATCTACTGGACACAGGTCTCGCCGACTTCCCCCGTCGGTGATGAGTGCAGTAGCGGAACCCTGAACGGGGGCCTGTAGCTCAACTGGTCAGAGCATCGGACTTTTAATCCGAGGGTTGCGGGTTCGAGACCCGCCGGGCCTACGCGCGGAAGGAGAAGGAAAGATGGTCGAGAACGATCCCAGTGAAGCCATCGCAGGGGCGACCCAGGAGGAACTGGACGCCCTTCAGCGGGCCTACGAGAAATCCCATCAAGAAGGGACGCTCGCCAGGATCGACCTGGAGCAGAAGCTCCGGCAGGACGCACGGCGCAACAAGGAAAAACCCAAGGGCAACCACCCTTGACACGATGGGGCTGCCAGTGGTGAGTACAGCAGACGGCACCGAAACGTCCGTACGGCCGGTGAATACCGTCAACTCACCCGGAGGGGGCGCGCGACTGCGGGTTCGAATCCCGCCAGCTCCACCGGTTCCCGCTGCATAAAGCACAGTAGGAACCACCGGGTCCAGCCGTGAGGTGGCTGGACCCACCCGGGGCCGCAGGTTGCCAAGGGAGTCCTGATCCGCTCCCCCAAGATCCCTTCAATGGGACTGGCCCCACCGAGCAAAGTATGCTAAAGTAGGACGAAGAACAGGAAGAAGGAAGCTGAATCTCATGACCAGTCCCATGCTCAGCCAGATGATCGCGGTACGGAAGGGCCTCAAACTCCGCACCGCCGCCGCCGTGGACGTGATCTACAAGGATCTCCAGAAGGCCGCACTCTACGCAGGCTTGACCCGCACGTACAAGCCCAAGGCCGAGGACGGCGACAAACTCCCCCCGGAGTACACCAACGTCCAGAAGTCCGTCGAAGCATCCCTGCGTGCAATCGCGGACGAATGGACGAAGCTCCTTGACGTCGAGCTGACCGTGGACGAAGGCAACACCCACGCACGCGGGCGCGTCATCGTGGACGGCGAGGAACTGTTCAGCGCGCCGCCGACGTTCCTCCTTACCGTCGAGAAGAAGCTGATCGACGTCCGCACGGCCTTCTCCAAGGTCCCCGTCCTGGACCCGGCCGTCCGCTGGGAGCCGGACACCACCGGAAATGCCACGTGGCGCTCCGTCCCGGAAGAGACCACCCGCAGCAAGAAGGTGCTCCGGAACCACGTCAAGGCCGAGGCCACCGAGAAGCACCCGGCCCAGGTGGAAACGTACAGTGCGGACGAGATCGTCGGCACGTGGGAGCTGACCAAGTTCTCCGGGGCCGTCAGCGCGGACACCCGCAGTCACCTGCTCCAGCGCGTCAACACCCTCATCGACGCTGTACGACACGCCATCGAGGAGGCCAACTCCACCCTGGTTGAGCAGCAGCACGTCGGCGAGACGGTCTTCGCCTACCTGCTGGGGTAAACTCCGCTGGTCGACATCGCGGTAACGACGAAGGGGATGAGGACAGGCGATGATTGGTCCTCCCCACTCTGGCCAGATCCTCTTCGTGACCAGTTCAAGACCGGTGTTCCGGGTTCACAGACCCTACTAAGAAGCGGGTCGAGGATGGCTGAATCTCCTCATTGACCGCCTGGAACACCCCCAAAGACTCCCGGTTTGAGCGACCGGGTGCCCGTGAGGGCAAAGTTGAAGCACAAGCTGAAACTGATGGAGCAACCTCGTTCAACGTGCAGGTTCGATCCCTGCCCGGGGCTCTGTGCCCATGCCTGTCGACGTCAGACATGGGCACGCGCACTTCCTCTGCTTGGACACGGCAGAGGAAGTGCACCCGCCCCGGTGGCCCAAATGGTAGAGGCGTTCGAGGGCCATGAAGCTGAAGCTCTCGCTCCAACATGAAACAACAGCGCCAAACCCGTAATCGACGAGACCAGCACTACAGTGGGAGAATGGCGGTTCGAATCCGTTCCTGGGCACTCCGAGCCCGGGTGGCCGTAATGGGAACGGCAGCCTGCTTTGAAGCTGAAACTGGTCCGACAGTGTACGGGCGAGGGTGCAGTGATATTGGTAGCGCATTTGGCAGCGCGTCAGCCTCAAAAGCTGAAGGTAGCGGGTTCGAATCCCGCCCAACACAAAACTCTATTGGGGGCGTAGGATGGTGATTCCTACGCCCCTCCAGGTTCCGTAGCTCAGTGGACAGAGCATCGCCCTTCTAAGGCGACGGTCGCTGGTTCGAATCCAGCCGGTCCCACGGTCGTTCAGGTGGTCCTAGGCCACCATCCTGAACACCCGCACAGTTCATGAACGAAGCCCTGGAGCAGTGGCCACTGCTATGATGGGGTGGACAAGTCCTCTCTTCTGTGCGTCATACGCTTATAGCTCAATCGGCAGAGCAGCCGACTGTTAATCGGCAGGTTCCTGGTTCGAATCCAGGTAGGCGTGCGTAAGGGTCCAGTACGCAGGAAACTGCGTAGGTCATGTGATTCGTTGGCCGGGGAGCAGGAGATTTGGTACCCTGCAATTCACGATGTAGCTCAGCTCGGTAGAGCACCACCCTGATAAGGTGTAGGTCCCTGGTTCAAATCCAGGCGTCGTGACTGGTCTCTTTCTCACAGCATCGGGGCGAGACCAGGCGCAGTCGGTGAGCTTGGCGGCTCGCAGTACCGGCTGCGCCACAACTTCATACCGAGGAGAGCTGGCCGAGTGGCCGAAGGCGTCCGTCTCGAAAACGGAATCGGGTAACACCGACGGGAGTTCAAATCTCCCGCTCTCCGCAAGCTGGACAGCCAGCTGACCGACCGTTGGCCACTGTGGCAGGTGGTCTCCAGAGCCGGGAGGTCAGCCCCTGCGGGGAAGCATGGCTGTCCAGCCGCCACGGAGGGCTGGCCGAGAGGCTTAAGGCGCGGCACTGCTAATGCCGTGGGGTAACACCCACGTGGGTTCGAATCCCACGCTCTCCGCATGGAACTGCAAGAACAGCTCAAGCGGGATCTCACGTGGCTCGAAACGTGGATCCAGCAGCACCCCAAGACCCGGGCCGCACAGCACCTGGCACCCGTCCTGGACGCCTACAAGGAACTCGCCGAAGCGCACCAACCGGCCGAGGAAGGCGTACCGCTGGCGGAGACCGCCCAGAAGTACATCCGGCTCAGCAGTGAGATCGTCAGCCTCGTACCGGCCGGATCCGTCTTCGAGGCCAGCATCACCGACCGGGAAGTACTCGCCGCCAACTTCGTCCAGCACCTCTACCGCAGCCACACCCTCGGCTGCGTAGAATGCTTCGGTGGACGCCATTGAGTTCGACGAGCTGGAACGCCTCAAAGCCAAGATCAAGATTTTGAAGGGCTCCCTGACGCGCAACCTCCTGCGGGCCATCGCCTTCCGGATCGAAGAGGTCTACCCGGAGGCCACCCGCGCGCACATCGTCCAGTACCCGGACAACGTCTACCGGTGCTGGGCCCTGTCCAAGGGCAAGCAGTGGGTGACCGTCTGCGAAAATGACGTCGCCCCCACCTGGACCAGCATGAACCTGGACCAGGACATCGACCTCATCGTCCGCCTCGGCTGGTCCCCCCGGATCCGCACCTACACCCGTACGGACGGTGTGGAGGTACACTCGCTGGCGTTGAGGACATGGGACGCAGAGAAGGAGCGCAGGGATGTCGGAGACTGGCGGACCAATCGTCTGGGTCAAGTACAAGTACCTGGCCCCCAAGAGCAGCGGCCGGTACAAGGGCAACAGCAACGGCAGCGCACTGAAGAAGCGTGAAGGACAGCGCCGGAAGTCCCCGCAGCCGCCGTCCGAGTTCGAGACGGTGATGGTGCTCAAGAAGACGGGGAAGGTCGGGTGGATCTCCCGGCGGAAGACCGGAAAGTAATCACGAGGGTGCTTCCTTTCCTTTTCCCCGGCATTATGCCTATATTGGGTCCGTGAACGATCGACCAGACCCAGGCGGGGTCCGGGCCAGCCTCCTGGAGGCAACCCGGACCTCGTGGCGTTTGTCCGAGCACCTCGAATCCGTCATCGCAGAACGCACCACGCCACCCCCAGGTCCCAGTGGCGGCAAGCGCAAACCCGGCTCCACCGCCCCCTGGAACGCCCCCGCAGCCAGTCTGATATTCGACCTCCGCCTTCTCGCCAGGCACCTCGAAGAAGATCTCCGGCTCCGTGTCACTGGAGGCCGTGTGACCCGGGGAACCAGCGACCGTAATACATGGCTCTCCCTCAAAGCCCTCACCGAGCTGTCCGTCATGGCACAGGACTCGGACGTCGCCGTCGCCCTGTCCCAGCTAGGAGGATGGCTCGAACGCGCCCGCCCGGCCGTCGGCGAGACTGAGCCACTGCGCCGCGTACCGCGTGTTCCCGGCTACGTGGAACCACGCTGCCCGTGGTGCCAGTACTGCACCTTGCGCTGCAAGCTCGCCGCCGGGCTTCTGTTCTGCATCAATCCTTCGTGTACAGACGAGGATGGCAGGCGACCGCAGGGGATTATCGAGGTCGGTATGGTCATTACGGATGTTTTCCTGCGCTGGCAGGACAGCACGTACGGCATGCCGCAGTACACCGTGCAGGAGGTGTATGCGGCGTGACGAAAGGCTGGACGTCGATCGGCCTGAAAACGGTCGGCGACGACGACGCGCTGTGGACCGCCTCGGAGGCCGCTGTCCTGCTCGGTCCGCCTGATCTGAGCCCAGACGAGGTGCGGCACCTGATACGGCTCTTCAGCATCGAACCGGCCGGAAAGCGCCGGACGACAGGCCACGGCATCGCAGGGCGGCATGCGAGGGTGTACCGGGCCAGTGAGCTTATTGAGGCGTACGACAGGCTCTCCAGGGGCGTCGGAAGGGGGATGCAGTGAGGGTCACGTTCGACTGGGAGTTCCTGGACGATGACGGTGAGCGGATTCACCCCATCTCCCTGGGAATGGTGCGTGAGGACGGCACCGAGTACTACGCCATCAACCAGGACATGCCGTTCGGGCCGATCTCCCGGAATGCGTGGCTGATGCAGAACGTCATGCCATCCCTACCGGTTCGTACCGGGCACAACGACCCATGGGACCGGGAGCACCCCGATTTCATCCACGTGAAGCCGAAGAACCAGATCCGTCAGGAAGTACTCCATTTCCTGATGCAGACCCCGTCCCCAAGTCTGTGGGCGTGGTTCGCGGCGTACGACTTCGTACTCTTCGCGCAGTTATTCGGCCGCATGCTGGATATCCCGGTCGGGCTTCCACAACGCACCAACGACATCGCGCAGGAGTGGGAGAGCCTCGGGTACCCGCGCCTGCCGGAGCAGCCGCACGGGAATCACAACGCTTTGCAGGACGCCCGATTCAACCTCGTTCGGCTGCTTTGGCTCGATCAGATCGCCAAGGAAGGAAAAGAATGAAACCGACTGTCGGCCGAATCGTCAACTACGTTAGTGCTGGAAGCGCGGACGGAACCTATCCATCAGTTTGCCGCGCCGCGATTGTCACCGCCGTACTGGACTGCAAGCACGGCAGGGAATCCTGTGTTTCCCTGACGGTATTCAATCCAGAGGGGCTGCACTTCAATATGCACGTGCAGTACAACAACGATCGATCGCCCCTCAAGGCAAGACGTCAGACGTGGCACTGGCCCGAGCGGGAGCCGGAGGAGCACAACCTGTGAGCCTCAAAGCAGCCCCGCACGACCTGGCCGAGCAGCCGGTCTACGGAACCCCGCGCACCACTCCTTACGTCCTGCTGTGTCACGCCACGTTGAACTTCTGCGGCCGGACCTGGGTCGCCAACACCATGGACCAGTACGACGAGTACCTCAAGCAGCGTGAAGCCCACGAGGTCTTCTGCGGCACCGCACAGCAGCACAACCTCAAACTCCCCCTCTAGGAGAATCCATGAGCATCGCCGGTTCCATATCCAAGTTCCTGCACCGCACCAGGACGGACGCTGCTTCCACCGAGGAAGAGCTGAAGAAGGTCGTCGAAGCCGTCCGGCCCGAGGTCTCCAGCCTCAAGACCCAGGTGATCTCCGCCGTGGGCCTGGACCTCGCCCACGTCTCCACCGACGTGAAGAACGCCCTGGAGGTTCTCTCCTACGACCACAAGGCGGACATCGCCGGAGTGGTCACCACGATGGAGACGTCCTTCGCGGACATCTTCAAGCGGTTCGATGACATCAAGGACCAGCTGGAGGCGCTGCGGGCAGACACAGCCAGCAAGACGGCATCCGCCCGTAAGACGGTGGCCAAGACTGCCGCTGCCGCCACGGCTGCGGCTACAGCTGCTCCGGCCGCTAAGGCTGTTGCAGCACCAGTCAAGGACGCGCCAGGGAAGTAGCTTGTAGACGCACCGTGAGCACGTGTAGTGTCAGAGACGTCGGAAGGGCCGGGGTACAGAATCCGGTTACTTCATTTGAATGATAATCAAAGGTTATGGGTTCGAGTCCCATCGGGTCCACTTGTGGGCCTGTAGCTCAATTGGCAGAGAAACGTGCCCGGTTTCGCTTTGATATCGTCCCTTCCGTCACAGACTTCCTCTCAGGTGTACAGGTAGCGGTTACTTCCCTCTGCAAAAGGAGAGACGCGGGTTCGAATCCCGTCCGGCCCTCTACGGGTCGGTTGCGTAGCGGCCTAACGCGCTTAATGTTCCTGCTTCCGCTTTGAAATCTGACTGGCACAACTTCATACACTGCCTGGTGTACAGGAGACGGTTACTTCCCCTTTGGAGGGAGAGGTCGCGGGTTCAAGTCCCGCCTGGCTGGGGAAACCGGCCGGTAGCTCAGTTGGTTAGAGCGCTCACGTTCCCGTCCCCGCTTTTGAAATCAGGCAGGTTGCAGGAGCCGCTTCCGGTGTACTGCACGCGGATACTTCACCTTTGTTTCTGGTACAAAATAGTGAGAGTCTTCCCCCCGCGTGTGCTTCGATATCGGAGACGGCTCCTGCTTGATATCGGCACCCACCGGTGTAGGAAAGGAACAGAGATGGCCCGCTACAACATCCAGAAGCCCCCGCGCACCCAGGTCCAGGGCGGCTCCGCATACCCCGCCAAGGGCACCAGCAGCCAGCAGGCCACCGCCGTCAACGGTGAGGGCCGCACCGCATGGCTGATGGACGAGAAAACCGGGCTCTACCTCGGGGCCACCTCGGCGTTCGCCGGACAGGACACCTTCTACGAGAAGGGTGCCGAGCGCGACGAACGCCTCATCGCCTTGGCGCACAAGCTCGCCGTCGAGGACTTCGCGTGGACCTACGACTTCCTGGTCTGGCTGCGCTCCGAGGGCAATATGCGCACCGCCCCGATCATGCTCGCTGTTGAGGTTGTCCGTGCACGCATTGCCGCCAGGGAATACGGCGCTGCCGGGTCCCGTGTACCAGAGCCGGGATCTGGCCAAGTCGCCATGACCAACCGTCGGCTCATCGATGCCGTCCTCCAGCGCGCGGACGAGCCCGGTGAAATGCTGGCCTACTGCGAGAACATCCACGGACGCCCCACGCCGAAAGCCATCAAGCGCGGTGCCGCTGACGCGGTTGCGCGCCTGTACAACGAGCGGAACTTCCTGCGCTACAACAGCGAGACCAAGGCGCTGGGGTTCGGTGCCGTGATCGAGCTCGCGCAGATGGACCGCATTCCCGGCTGGCAGGGCGACCTGTTCCGGTACGCCATCGACATGCAGCACGGCAACGCCAAGGAGATCCCGGACAGCCTGACCGCCCTCCGGGCCCGTGACGCGGTCAACAAGATGACGCCCCAGGAACGGCACAACACTGCCCGCCGCGAGCTGGCAGCACCCGGCTCAACGGTGCTCACGTCCGCGATGGCAGGACAGTGGGAGTGGCTCCACTCGGCACTCGGTGACACGAAGGGCGTCAAGGGCGCGCTGACCAAGAAAGAGCAGTGGGAGCTCGTTGCCCCGCAGATGGGCATCGGCGCTGTCGTCAAGAACCTGCGCAACCTGGACGAGGCCGGTTTCCGTACAGGCGATCCGGTGGTTACGCGTTTCTGCGAGCGTCTCGGCAACGAGCAGCAGATCGCACGCTCCCGCATGTTCCCGTTTCGGTTCTTCACGGCCTACCTGATGCTAAACAGCGTCACGTGGTCCGCAGCGCTGGAACAGGCCGCCAACCACTCCCTGGCCAGCATCCCCGACCTGCCCGGCCGCACGCTGGTCCTGGTGGACACCTCGGACTCCATGAACAGCAAGGTGTCCAAGGACTCCGTCATGACCTACATGAAGGCCGCCGCGCTGTTCGGCACCGCCTTGAAGATCAAGAGCCCGGACCGGGTCGATCTCTGGGGCTTCGCCGACGGCCAGTTCCGCGCGGACGCGGGCCACGGGTACAGCCTGCTGCGGTGTGCCGAGGACTTCACCAAGCAGTCCGGCATTGTCGGCCACGGCACCGCCATGGAGGCCGCCATTCGGGCCACCTACGACAAGCACGACCGGGTGATCATTCTGTCGGACATGCAGGCGTTTCCCGACGAGTCCACGCTGAGCGGTTGGCCGTACCGGAACTACTACGCCCCCGGCGGAGCCATTGGCGACGTCGCCGCAGCGGTCCCGGTCAAGGTCCCTGTGTACGGATTCCACCTGGCGGCCGGAAAGACCACGCCGCTCGGAAAGGGCAACCGGCACAGCCTGGGCGGCCTGTCGGACGCATCCTTCAAGCAGATCGGTCAGCTGGAAAAGCTGGGTGTCGGTTCCTGGCCCTGGCAGTCCTGAAACGCAAACAAGAGCCCCGCTCCGGAAAGGAGCGGGGCTCTTGTGCATACAGGCTACTTACCGGCAACCAGGGAGTCGTACTGGACCTTGCTGATCGTGCAGCTCTTCAGGCCCAGCTTCTGGAACTCCACCAGATCAGCGTCGTCCATGACGTGCCGCAGGGTTCCGGCGCTGGTGAGCAGGAACGTGCCCGGCCAAGTCTTCGGGTCGGGGTATTCGGCGCGGTTGACGGTGACGAGGTACATGGTTTCCTCCACAGGAAGAACGACAGGGGGGACGACGACCGGCGGAACCGGCTTCGTTGGCGGAGTCACGGCAACCGGACGCGGAACCTGCCCGAAGTCCGGCACCTCGCTGTAATCGAGATCCGAACCGCCGGACAGGACCGTTCCACCAGGCTGACGGATCGTGGCGTACGAGGCCCAGATCCCGCCGCTCCAGGCGACGGTCTGCCACAGGTACTTGATGCCGATGGAATGCGCGCCCTCAATGACGTGCAGACCGCCATAGGTGCCCGTACGGCTCAGGCCCAGGACCGAGATGACGCCTTCGAAGTACAGGGCCACAGATGCCCAGGAGGTGTCCTCGTCCACGGCGAAATGGATGGGGGCAGTTGCTGGCAGCCCTACAGCGGCCCGCTGGGCGTCTGCCGCACGGGCATCCGCAATACCGGCTGCACGGCCCTGTGTGGCACGGCCGGTGGTGGTCTCCCACACGGAGACGATGCCGAGTCCGGCGGCGAGGTACGCGCTGACCAGAGAGTGGGTGAGGTTCTTGGTGGAATCATTGGAGAAGTACCCGGCACCCCAGTGCGCCCCGACGGCTTTCGCCTCGGCGGGGGACGGCTTGGACCAGGCGAAGTCGATACCCTCAACTGCCATCGGAGCCCCCTTCCGTCTTGCTGGTGATATGGTCCTTCATTTCCTCGTGCCGGTCGACCTGCCGTTTCTCGGAACGCTTCTGCTCGGAGAGGACGAGCAAAGATACAGTAGCGGAGATGATGTTGGTGTAATTTCCACCAATGAGTTCGAACTTCTGGTTGGAGCCACTGAACAGGAGGGTGACGCCGAGGCAGAGGATGGCGAGGATGTGCCACCGGTTGATCGCACCCAGTTCGACCTTGGTCAGGAGCTTGTCCACGATTTCGGGAAGCTTCACGTGATCAGTCCTTTAACGAAGTGCTGTCCTTCGAAATCACTCGCAGATGCGACGTGCGCTCCTCCGTGACCTCTGTGGTGAAACAGGCAGAGCCACTCAAGATTGGATGCGGATTCCACCCAGGCTCCCAGCTCGTCCGGGTTGGAAACTCCCGGGTACTGATTCTCCAGTAGAGTCAGGTCCACACCGTTCTGAAGCGCCCATTCAATATGCGTGTGATGCAGCTCCAGGGGCTTGTCCAGGGTGCAGTCCGAGGAATCTCCACGGCGCTTGCCTACCGCACATACGTACAGTTCCGGGTCGGCCTTGGTGCGGCGGTGGAACTCGTTGAAGTCTTTGTAGTGCGGGTCGCCCTCGCGGGTTCCGTGCTCCGGATAATGAATCTCATAGTGACTGGAGTGCGTCTGGGTGTGCGCCGCCACAACTTTGTCCGTCATGGTCTCTCCTTACTTCACCGGGTGCAGCCACGCGAGTAGGGCGAGGCCGACCAGGGCGATAGAGGTGAGGAACGGCCAGATGAAGCGGTGCCACTCCTTGGTCTCAGCGACGACCAGCTTCTGTGCATTGACGTGAGTCTCAACGGCGGTGATACGGCTGCTCTCTATTTCGATGCGGTGGATGAGCTCCACCACCTCGGTTCGGTCCGCCTTTGCGTCCAGCTTTCCTTCCAGGCGTCCGAGGGATCCGCGAATGTCGTTCAGGAGTTCTTTCACCGTGTACGAGATGGATGCGGCGTCGTCACTGTGCTCTGGCATACATGCTCCCCTGGGTCCAATGTCGTTGAAGCTTGAATGATGATCGCTTCGCACCATGGTAAGTGCCGCGCCGCTCATGATCAACAGACCTCATCCCGTAGACGAACCAACCCGACTGTCATCAGTTCAGCTGTGTCACCCCGACCGGCGGCCACGGAGACCCGCTGGTGGGGTAGTTCACCGTGGCGGCCGACGAGAACGAGCCCACGCACTCCGGCGAGACCACCACGAAGCAGTCCGAGATGTACAGCAGGTTCGTCGCACCCGGCGAGGCGTTCTCCGTCGGCAGCACCTGCCCGAACGCCGCAGTAGCCGGAGCTACCGCGTACGTCTGGACGTGGGTCCAGGTATTCGCCGCCAGGCTTACCGTCGACCCGCCGGTGGTGCTGATGTAGGTGCCGTTCCTGGTGAACCAGTTGATGTTCAGGGAGAAGTTCGCCCACCCGGTCGGGGAGAAGAACCAGCCGTCGGCCAGGTACCACTGCGAGGCCCCGTAGAAGGGTCCGCCGCCCTGGGAGACGGGGAACTCCTCCGAGGCGATGTACGCCTGCGTGAAACCCCCTGTCGGGGTGAGCAGCCCGGAGAACGGGAAACCGCCGTGCGTCTGCGCGTTGGACTGGGTGAGCACGCCGTGCGTCGCGGTCCACGGGGTCACGCCAGAGGTGAAGGTGGGGTTGGAGTTCAAGGGGTTGTTGGGCTCGGTCGTGGTGTCGGTCTGCCCGATCAGGAGATTGGTGACCGCGTTGTATTCCATGGTCGACCAGCGCTGATTCACGTTGTACAAACCCACGTCGTCCACGAGATGACGGACATTCGGGTTTGTCGACACATTGTTGTACACCGTGATGGGGATCGAATACCCGGTGATCGTCGTCCACGTACCACTGTGTCTCGGACTGCTCTTCGCGGCATTCGGCAGTGCCGGACCGTTCAGTAGGCCGAACGCCAGGTAGTCAGAATCGGTACCCTGCTGGTTCTGCTGGAGTACCACGTGGTACGTGTTGCCGTTGATCAGCCCGGTGGCATTCAGGGGCACGGACAGCAGTGGCACGGACAGCAGTGTCGACGACTCTGTCTGCGGTGGCAGGGCGTTCAAGTCCACAGCGACGATGTCGTAAGAGCCGTTGCCGAGGCCGAAAGCAAATACAGGGAAGAATCTGGTCCCGTTCCAGTTCGAGGACACCCAGGTATCACTGGGGCCGTCCGCCGTGACGCTGAGGGCAGTGACAGTGCTCAGGGACGAACCACCCGTGGTTGCACCGCCGATGATGACGATCAGGTCGTCCGCGATAGCCAGGTCGAATCCTGGGCCGAATGCCTGGTTCGGGGCTGGAAGGGAGGGCCCGTTCTGCCATGGTCCGAGTGAACCGTCAGCGTTGATGACGGCATAGTAGACGGCACCCACTACTACCAGGCTGTTGTTGAGGCCCCCGAGTACGAACAGGAAACCGTTGACCGCTGCGACGTAGATGTTACTGAGTGCAACGGGGAGTGACGGTCCGCTTGTCCATGCGTTGATCTGTCCGTTGGTAACCGCAGAGTAGTAAACGGTGGCAAGGTTGTTGCTGCCGTTCTCGCCGCCGAGGTAGTAGACGAACCCATTGTACCCAGCAGCACCCCCGAACTGGCTGATCCCCGGCAGAGACGTCTGTGCGCTCCAGCTGCCGACGATGCCCGTGTTGCTGTCCCAGCTGGCCGACCAGACCGCAGCTACGGGTGTGCTGCCTGTGGCCCCGATGCCGCCACCCATGACGACAAGAGTGTCACTGGCAATCGCGATGGCGGGACCGTTGGTGCCCTGCGGCAGTGCTGGTTGCGGCACGGGTGCTGCCAGGGTTCCCGCTCCGATGTACTGGAACGTGTTGACTGCCGGTGAGGCGGTTGCGGATGGTGGCTGACCGCCGCCGACCGAGATAATGAAATCGCCTGACGAGGTGAAGGACGACAGGACCGAAATACCGCCAGGACCGGCTGTTGGCACGGGGTACAGCTGGGTGTTGACGCCTCCGGTGAGGTATCCGGAGTTGTACTTCGCCGTGGCGAGCGGGCCGCTGTTTGTGAGCCCTTCTGGGGCGGCGAGTTGTGTGCTGACAGCTGCCGGTACCAAGGTCGATGCGATGGCTCCGGCGGCGGTGTTGGGATTTCCGCCGCTGTCGGAATACAGGGACACCAGCATGTCCGCGCCGTTGCCGTTGGGTTGCACGGGAATCGTCACCCGGCTGACAGCGGTGCCGGACAGGACGAAGGACTGGTCCAGGTCCAGGGTGTTCCCGTAAGTGACCCAGGTGAAGTTGTTGGTTCCGCCGGGGGTGAGTACCTGGGTGCCGTCATAGATGGCGTTGATGCCATGCGTACCGAGGAACTGGTTGACCTGCGATGCCGAGTCAGTGGCATTGAGGTTGCCGGGAAGGCCGTTCTGCGCGGCGGACCATACGGGTGTCGTCATCGGGCCTCCTCAGTGTGTCTGGGTTAGGTGAAGGCGAGGGGGTTTACTGAGAAATCGACATTATAGGAGACGTAAGTTACTACGTCTTTCTGCATAGAGAAAGTGGTCCCAGTTGGCCAGGTCATACCGTGTAGGTACGTAGCAATTGCGAGCGCCATGGCATCAGTGACACCATAGGAAGAACTGAGTGTAAAGACATTTCCACCGGCGTCCGGGCTCATAATTTCAATGACGTAGTTGGTATAAGTATCGGTGTTACTCATGCTGCTCTCCTTATTAGGCGTGGACCCACTGGACGGACAGGGAAGTGAGAAGACTGCTTACAATACCGAGTCCGGGGCTGCCGAGGCCAGAGTTCTGGTCACCAGCAAGCTCGATATAGTCAGTGGAACCATTGAACTGTATCAAAGCAGCAACCTGCACAACAGTATTAAAGCTCGCCGTCACATTGTTCGTCGTGCTCTGTGCCTGATTAGTTGCGCCGTTCTTGCTCAGCTGTGCAATGCGAACACCAGTGGCGTTTGCGGCAAAGGCGATCGAGCCATTGACTTCGTACCAGCCAGCTACCTTTGGTGTAACCCTCGTGGGGTTACCGGCAGCCCAGGCAGTGTAGTTGTCGAATGCCGGTGTCGACCAGATGATCGCCGTCGTTGTGGTATTGAGGATATTTTGGGCGGCCGGAGTATTAACCACCGTCAGCGGCGTGTTGCGCAGGAACTGAATATTGGCTGCGTTCATGATTTCCAAACTTGATGCCACTATGCCACCTTCGTCAACAGACCGTTGGTATAGGTAAAAGCCCGGTATCCCTGCACATACCCATTGGCACCCTGCGCCACCGTGTACTCGGCGAAACTCGCGTACTGGTTGATCGAGGCCGCCGTAACGTACGTGGACGCCGTCCACCGGGCCCCGGAGTCCTCCCAGGTGGCTGTCTCAAGACCGCTCGCAGACTGGTCGAACACGTTGTACCGAAACCCGTATGCCTGTGCCGTCCACGTGCTGTTGTTCGGCGACGTGGAAGCACCGCTGCCCGAAGCCGACCGGAACCACGTGTAGGCCCCCGTGCTCGCGGTGGATGCCAGTACGAGCCAGTACGTCGTCGCCGCAGTCAACCCGGTCACCGGAAGCGGATACACCGTGAACGTATTGGTGTTCCCGTTCGCCGTCGACAGGTACGCATACTCAGCCGTCAGCGTGACGCTCCCAAGCGCGGCACCCGTGGGAGCGCCTGCACTGTTCGCGTACAAGCTGAGAGTCGTCGGTGTCAGAGAGGCACCCGTCGTGGTCGTGGTGCTAATGGGGGCCAGCACATAGCCGACTGCCGTCTGGCTGGCCCCCGTGGTGAAAGACTGGGCCAGGTACAAGCCGTTGCTGCTGGTGGTCGTGGCCCCCGACGTGACAACGGAAGCCTGGCTTGTAGCCGCGTACAGGTACGTGGTCGGATGCGTGACCAGGAACTGATTGACCTGCTGGGCCAGAGGGAGCTGTCCCGAGGTGGCTCCGAGCCAATTGGTAGAAGCCACTCAGACTCCTTAAGTGAGTCCAGCCCAAAATGGCGTATTCAAGGAGACATTACTGCCCGGAGTGATCGATCCGGCCAGGGCTGTGGTCGCGGTGCCATTGGTGGCGAAACGGTTACGGGCCGCCGTCGTGGTGCCGTTATAGAGGGTTGCGTCCAGCGCATTGTTGTTTTTTCCGAAAGCTGGTGCCGTGGTTCCGTTGGAGAAGAACGCCACCCAGTAGTAGCCAGGTGCTAGTGTGAACGGACCGCCGGTCAGGGCCATCGATTTGCGGCCAGTAGAGTTCCAGCTGCTGGACTGACTGGCCGTGGTAGCAACCAGGGTGCCCGCTGAGTTATAGATACCGGCGAAACTCTGGCCTGCGGTGAGGGTGTTTCCCGCTGTCACAACGTACAGAACCACATTGGTCACCGAGATAGGCTGTGGCACCTGCACCTTGACCAGGTTGACCACCCCCGATGTTGGGGCAATGCCGGTGCCTGAAACCATCATCGGGTCGAAGGACCAGGCCAGGTAGCCACTGTCATTGGGTTGAGCGGTGAAGTTGGTGGTCCAGGTGGGACCACTGGTGATGCTACCGTCAGTGGTGAAGTTCCAGACGCCGGTGCCGGTGTTGTTGGTCAGCGTCTGGGCCCGGTTGTTGGCAAGAATGACACCACTGGCACCATTCAGGTTGATGAACGGACTTCCGGTGAAAGTTCCCGGGATATCGCGAACATCGTACTGCGAGACCTCAGTCTGCAAGCACGTAGCTTCAAGATAGACGTCGTACGTAGTAGACCCGTTTGGTCCCTGCAAGTCGCGTCCGCAGGACCGGATGACGGTGTTGGTGGAAGGCCAGGTGGAGTTGGTGGCCTGACCGATGTAGAAGAGGCTGTTGCCGACGGTGGCCCCGGTGAAAATGTCGTAGGACCGGCAGTTCTCGAACACCGTTCCCTGTCCGGACAGGGACTTGACCGCACCACCAAAGGGCTTCTCGAAATAGCAATCCCGGAACGCGTTCTGCTCATGATAGGTGCGCGCTGAGCTGCCGGAGTCGGCCTGGATCAGGACCTGATACTGGGTGGTATCGAGGTTGATATTTTGAAACAAGCAGTGGTTCCACGTCAGGTTGGCCACATCGGCAGTGGATATTCCCGTAATGGACCATCCGGGCACGGAGCGGGTGGCCCCATATACGCTGGAGATGATGTTCTCGAACTTGATCCACAGCAGCGTGCTGGAGGAGTTCCACACGCTCTTGTTGGAGGAACGGGCATAGCAGATCAGATCGTGAAAAGATCCCTGGTTGATGTTGGCATTAGTAAAGCAATGACCGCCGGTGGCGTCCAGGATCAGGTGGTCGACCTCAATGAACCCCGGCTGGCTGCCGTTACCGGGATGCATGTAGTTGCTGCCGAAGTCGAAGATGTCCGTAGCGGTAGTCTTCAGCGTAGTGCCATAGTCACCCGTGAACCGGAGTCCCACCGTTGGCTTCAGGGACGTCCCGAGTAGGTACGTACCGGCCGGAAAGTAGATGACGCCCTGGCCACCTGTAACTGCGGTAGTGGCCGCATTGATTGCAGCCTGAATCGCGGCACTGTCGTTGGCGACTCCATTGCCTACTGCTCCGTAGGTCTTGACGTTGAGCCAAGCGCTGCCGGATACCGCACCTGGGACCTGCCACGACCCATTGCCCGAGCCGTCGGAGGTGAAGACATTCCCGAGCGCGGCACCTGTGGGGAGCTGGAGCGTACCCGTCACGGTGGCATTGCCAGTAACGGTGCTGATGACGGTACCGCCGCCGTTGAAAAGGTAACCGCCACGCGCGGAGCCGGAAACAGTGATGTTGCCGAGCTCGTGCAGGGTCCCCGCGTAGATTTCGATGTTGTGCGACGGCATGTTCGTCAGCGAGTCATTACCGAACGTCGTCGCGTGGACCGTCAGTTCACCGCTGCTCGACATCTGGATGTTGGGGTACGTATTATCGGTGGCCTGGCTGTTGGAGTGGATCATGCCGCCGACAACAGTGACCCCGGTGACCGTGTCGCCGACGTAGATGCCGTGCTTCTGATTCCGGTCGACGCCGCAGTTGACGATGGACACCATCTGCACGCCGTTGTTGACGTTGATGCCGGTGCCGGTTGAGGACCAGATGTCACAGTTCGCCAGGTGTGCAACCCAGCCGATACCACCGATGTTGACGCCGTCATTCCCGGACAGGCCGATCAGGCAGGCATCAATACCGGTGTCGGAGCCGTTCAGGGTGATGCCGTTGTGGGTCGACTGGACAATCCACGTGCGCTGCACCTTGACGGCCTGACGGCCAGAACTGATCTGAATGCCGTCGAATGCCGCGTTGGTGAGGTAGCAGTCCACAATGTGCCAGGCGGTGTCCTGTGCCGTGGCGGTGTCGAGATGGATCAGGTCCCCGCCGGTGTTGTTGGCCTTGTTTCCGTCCAGGCCCATATTGCGGATCTGCACGTTGGCAATACCAGCACTGCCGTGGATCAGATGGTCGTTGACGCCATTTTTCAGTTTGAGGACGCTGGCTCGACCAGCGGGAGTCGGGAACGTGTAGTTGGACTGCTGGGAACCCTGGAGCACGGTGCCGACCAGCGTTTCCAGGCGGCCCGTCAGGTATGTGCCCGGAGGGAAGTACACCGGCGGCCCGGCCGCATTGATGGCGGCCTGAATAGCGGCGGTGTCATCCGTGACCCCGTCCCCGGCGGCCCCGTAGTCCTGCGGCGTGATGAATCCGGCGAGGAACGGCACGTTAACTCACCCCTGTCAAAAGGCCGTTAGTGTAGGTCAGTGTTCTTGTTGACACGACGGGGCTGCCGTCCTGTGCGGTTGTGTACTCGGTGATCTGCGAAATTCGGTTCAGGGCGTCGTAGGCGAGATTGGTGATGCGTGCACCGCTGTCCTCGGAGATGGTCTGCAAGAGACCGCCAGTGCCACCGGACTGGTCGAAAATCTTGTACATCAACCCGTACGCTGTATTAGCCCACGTCACACCATCAGGGGAAGTGTCCGCACCAGTGACCTGATTCGAGTGCTGCCACACGTAGTAATGCCCCGTGGTGCCTACCAGTGTCGTCACAATGTGGTAGGGCGTACTCCCGGTCAGGCCCGTAGCAGCAAGCGGTACGGTCACCCAGAACGGGGACGAGTAGATGTAGCTACTACTGATCGACACTGCCGCCAGAGCGCTGCCCGAGGGGAGTCCGCCGGAGTCGGCGTACAGGCCCACCTGGAGTGCCGGAATCAGGGTCAGTGTCGGGGATCCCCCAACGGTGGACAGCTGGAGCTGCACACTGCCGATGGTGGTCTGGGCCGACCCGGTGACGATTGTCTGCGCCAGCCACTGCGACAGCGTGTCCGAGTACACCCCGGAACCCGTGGCCTGCGACGACTGCAAGGTCCCCGGATAAATGAACTGGGCGTTGTGCGCGGCAAGGAACTGGTTGACTTGACCGGCTTGTGCATTCGACTTGGCGGCGGCCCCGAGATATACGGGGACGGTCGACATGTCAGCTCCCCACCGAGAACGACGCCTGCAAAATCAGCGTGTTACTGGTAGTAACCGTAACGCTCGGCGAGAAAGCCCAGTGATCCAGAAGCGTCCCCAGATTCGCCGTGGCGGACGCGTTCGCGAAAACGCCAGCCTCAGTGACCGTCCATGTCGAGGCTGGGGAAGAAAAGTAGAACAGCCATGTCGTCTGCGCGGTAATCGAGGGGGTTGCCGGAGTCGATGCCCCAGCACCTACCGTCTGCCTGCCCAGCTCTGTGAAAAGCTGGGTGTCGGACGCCGCAACTGTCCCAGCCCCGCTGCCGACCGCACCGTACAGGGGCGTCAGATAGGTGGGGGACGTCACTCCGAGATTCGCACCCTGGTCCTGGATACCAGACCACACCAGTGCGGCAGCCAGCGCGGTCAGCCCGGCCGTACACATGATGTTGGACCCGTCACGCCGATCAATGACAGCACTGTCCGGCGGCAGCACCATGGCGCTCACGTTGTCCTTGTTGGCCGTGAACCATTCGGTGTCCACGACGGTCAGGGAGAGGTGCCCGTTGATGCTGAGATTCGAGGTGTGGCTGCTCTTGACGGGTTCCATCGCGCACGATCCTATCTCAGCCCCAGGCTGCTGTGCCCCATGTCGCCTGGTTCCAGCCCAGATTCGTGGAAACCGTCCCGGTCACTGCGTCGGCCAGTGTGGTGCTTTCGTCGATCTCACTGACCAGACTGGTTCCCGTGATGGTTGTAGCGCCTTGTGTTGCCTGCTGAAGACCGTTGTTCAGCGTCCCGAGAATATCGACCCAGGTGCTAATACGGCCGGTAAGCTCCCGGCACTAGATCACCCGACCTTCCGGTGTGCCTGCTGGTATGCCTGCACACGATTGCGGCGGCAGGTACGACAGTATCGACCACCTGTTGCTGGGGTGTACGTGTTTTGTGGGGTGAACTCATGCCCATGAATGCAGTGGGTCTGACGTACTCGGATGCCAGTTATCCCATAGCCGCGACGGTTGTTCTCCGCTTGTGTCACCGGCTCCAAGTGTGCCGGATTAACGCAGCCTCGGTTGCGACAGAGGTGATCTATGTGAAGACCTGGCGGGATAACACCAACGACGAGCTCGTACGCAACACGATGCGCATGCAGAGGACGCCCGTGGACACCACCGGCTCCGATAGTGCCGTATCCCTCTGGCTTTCGGCAGGCCAGCCACTCCCAACAGTCGTCCGGTCCACGCTTGTCTACTTTTGGCCAGAACCGTTGCTCCAGAGTTCCACGCATGCGTTGACGTTATCAGATGCGGATTGCCGTGATCTGGCACTGGCGGTAGCCGCCCGTACTCTGGAACGCCACGTTGTTTCCGATGACGATGAACGTGTCCGTCAGGCCCCAGGAGTACGAGGTCGCTGAATTCGGGACAAGCGTTGTCGTGATTGTGCAGGTCTGCCCCGAACGAACCCATCCGATGAAGTCCTCCGACGTGTTGAACGTGATGCGCTCGGCGGCGAAGGCGTACTCCTGGCGCTCCCGCATGGCCCGTGACAGAGCCATGGGTGTCGTGCTGAGCGACGTGTCGTTGATGTACTCCTCGTAGATGCCCCGGTTGGGACCCGTGTACGTGCTCTGTGACGCCGCATCACTGGCCTGCGCGATGATCGGAAACTGGTAGTCGTACCAGAGCTGAATCCGGACCCCGGCCGCCGGTGCGGACGTGTTGCCCAGATACCAGCCGCCCACCGAGTTCTGCGTCACGATCCACCCGGAAGGCGTCGTACTGGTGTTCCCGGCCTGGACGACTGTCAGGGCCGTTTTCACACCGTTGACCTTCAGGACAGGCGAACCAGTGACGGTGAAGCGGAGGCCCCACGTCGTGGTGGTACCGTCACCGCGCCAGGAGCCGGTCGGGGCCGTCGTGTTGACGTTGCCGTGAATCGCGGACTGGTTCGCACCCTGGACGAGGATCTTGTTGCGGATCGAGGTGCCGTCCCACTCGTACCCGAACTGCCCGTCCAGCCGGATATGGCCCTGGGTCAGACTCCCGCCTACTGTTGGGGTGGTAGTGAACGTGACGCCGGAGGAGATGGCTGTGCTGGCGTCATAGAAGTGCAGTTTCCGGTTCTGGTCCACGTACCAGCCGTACGGGGTGACCTGGCTGGCCAGGGTGGCGAGTTTCTTCCAGGCGTCGCTGAGCGTGGTGTAGTTGAGGATGAAGCTGGACAGTACTGGCCCTGGGGCGACGAATCCGCCGTTGGGAATGGTTGCGGCCGAAATGCCGCAGTTCGCCTGCTTGGTGAGCGAGATGACGATCTGGTCGACGGTCTGTCCGAAGAACTCTCCGGCAACGATGACATTGTCCGCGTAGAACGTATAGTCCGTGCAGTTGAGGTTCCACTCGTTACGGTTCGCACCTGCGACCTGAAGAATGGGGTCATTGACAACGCCCGCGAACAGTGTCTGGGCGGCTGTGTTGTCGACCAGACTGACCTGGCTGAGGACAGGAATGTAGAAGTTCGGATGTGCTTGTCCCTGCCAGTCGTCCACCAGGGGGATAACGGCGGTATCCCCCTGGCGGCCGAAGTTCTGGGTGATGCCCATCTGGGAACTGGCACCCGCCCAGGCCAGCTTGGACGTGTAGTTGGTGGCACTGCCGCCGGGCGGGGTAATGAGAAGGGTGAGGTTCGGTGGGGCGATGGCCACTTAGTTTCCCCTTCTCAGAACCGGGACCGGTACCCGCCGGACGGCAGAATCATGGTAGCCAACCGCTTCTCCATTTTCTGGAGGAGTGCGTCCGTATCGCGGTCGGACATGATCTGAGCGCCGCGCAGGTCGACGTGGATGTGCAGTTCCGAAGCGCTGCTGGAACCGCCTCCGCCTATGCTTCCTGCCAGCGTGAGGCCGCCGCCTACGGTCAGGGAGCTGTTGAGTGAGCTGTTGGCAGTGGTCTTCAGTCCTGCTGCCAGACGGCGGACAGCATCGTGGGCGACGCTCGCATGCTTGTCAATACCGGCCGCGATTCCGTGGGGAATCCACTTGCCGACCTGGTCGGCGAAGACCTTCGACGGCGAACCGATGCCGAGGAAGCTCAGTGCTCCGTGCAGGGCGCTCTTGGCGATGCTCACGATGGCATTGACCACGTAGCTCGCACCTGCTTCGATGCCCTTGATCAGCCCGTTGATGAGGTTGATGCCGATGTTGTAGAAGTTGTAGAGAAATCCGGTCAGCCAGTTCCAGGCGTCAACCAGCGGCTGAACAATCCAGTGCCTGACCAGTGCCCATGCCCCTTGCGCGATCTGAACGATATTGTTCCACTGACCGGCGAGGAACGACCCGATCGCATTGATGGCGGGCTGGATAAAAGCCCAGACTGCCTCTACTGGTTTGATGACAACGGTTTTAAAAATTCCCCAGGCTGCCTGGGCCACCGTGACAATCGCCTGCCAGGTCGAGACGAAGAACCGGGACAGAGATCCCCATACTGCTTTTGCTGTTCCGATGATCTGCGTGTGAAAATGGTTCCAGATCGCAATAAGAACTGCGATGGGGAACGCGAAAATCAACAGCAGTAGCGGCCACCACTTCTCGAAGAATGCTTTGATCGAGTTCCAGACTGACATCGTCGTATTGACGATCGCATTCCATACGCTCACGATCGATCCCCAGAGCGCGGTTGCCGCACTGGCCACTGCGTTCCAGGCGGTTTCCAGGGCGTGCCAGGTGGCAATAGCTGCCGTCACAAGCCACTTGAAGGCGACGACCAGGGCCGCAATGGTTACCTTGACCACGACACCGACGACCTTGAATACGTCATTGACGATGTCGCGGAATGTCTTGAAGTGCGTGTAGCAGTACACCAGGATCAGAACAAGGGCGACCAGCGCGGCAACGATGGGATTCTCCCCGACGAGCGCCAGCGCACCGTCGAGAAGCTCCGCCACCATGATGACCATCTTGATAGCGCCAAACACAGCAATCAGTGCACCAACCACTTTGAACACGGTGATGACGAGCTGCTGGTGCTTCTCGATCCACGCCGCCAGCGGACCGACGACCTTGGCGATCTCCTGCGCCACTGCCACTACCTCAGGAAGCAGCGCTGTACCGATAGCGATAGCGGCATTCTTGATGGCTTCCTTGGCGCGGTCCATCTGGAAAGCCGCAGTCTTCTGGAGCGCGGCAAAACCCGTCACGTTGCCGTTGGCCGCACCTGTTGCATGGTCGATCTTGTAAATGGCGTTGGCGGTGTCACGCGCATTCTCGCCCGTTGTCATCAGAGCCACGCGCAGACCGGCAGACGTACCGATCAGCCTGGAGAAGGCCCCTGTGTATGTCTGGTGAAGCTTCGGGGCATTGGCCGCAGCCACCTGGGACAGCCACTGGAGCGTCCCTCCGAGCCCCTGCGTGGAGAGGTGCTTATTCAGTTCATCAGTAGTGATGCCTGTTGCCTTGAATTCCTTCTGCATAGTCGCAGAAGGCTTCTCCAGGCTCTGGATCGCGTTCGCCAGGTTCTGAGAGGCGCGCTGTGCCGTAACACCGTGAGACGTCATGACGGACAGCACGCCAGCGACGTCCGCGAACCGCAGGTGCACAGAGGCGGCAAACGGCAGCACGTTGGCCATGGCCGCCGACATGGACTGAAAGTTCGCCTTACCGACCGACACCGCAGCGACGAGCTGGCTGGTAGCGAAAGTCGCCTTGCTCGCGCCGAGGTGGTAGTCCTTCATGATGTCGGTGACCGCGTTCGCCACCGTGGCGAAGTCGGACCCCTCCAGCGCCGCACCCTGGGTGGCCGCCTTCAGAACATCCATGCCGCCTTTCGCCGCGCTGTACCCAGCCGCCTCCACCACGTACATGGATTTCGCCAGGTCGTCCGCCGAAACGCCCGTCTGGTTGGAGAGCTGGAGGATTCCGTCGCGCACCTGGCCGAGAGCGCTCTGCGACTCACCGGCCGTTGTCACCAGTCGCTGGGTCAGCGTCTGGAACTGCATTGCTGACTTGACTGCTTCGTACCCGATCCCGGCTACGATGGCGACGGCCCCGAAGGCAGCATTCTTGGCCTTCGTCGAGGACTCCGCGCTAGCTGTCCCGGCCCGCCTGGACGCAGCAGCCTGCTCGTCCGAGGCGGCAACGGACTCGCGGGCAGCCACAACACTCGCGCCCGTCGCAGCGTCCACGGTAGCGGCGAGGCGGGCCTCAGCGGCACTCATCTCAGTCGCTGCGGCAGCCGTACGGCGCTGGGCCGCAGCCAATTCGTCCGCAGCCGCGACAAGGCGGCTCTGAGCCGCTATGTCGCCGTCCGCAGCGGAAAGAGAGGCCCGCTGTGCCTGGACGAGGGCTTCCTCGGCGGTGGCCTCTTCCTCGGTCGCCATCGCCAGCTTGGCCCGGGATGCGGACAGCTGGGACGTGGCCAGGGTGACAGCATCCCCGCCGGAGGCCGTCGCCAACAGCCCGGCGTCGATCCGGGCCGCCGCCTCCTCCGCAGCCGTAGCGGCGAGCTGCGACGTTTCCGCCATCTGCGTAAAGCTGCCGCTGACACGGTGCAGGACGTCGGACACGAGGTCGACACCCGTAATGGTGGCGAGTACCTGAATAGCTTCAGCCAGCATGGCCCTGACTCCTCCGATGCTGTTCCTCGCGCCGAATCAGCTGAATGTAGACGAGGTAGTCCTCTGCCTCCGGCCATGGAAGTTCCCGGAACTCGTCCAGGGACATTCCGAGCTGTTCTTTGAGTTCTTTACGCAGAAGGAACGTCGAAAAGCTCGGGGGCCCCTGCGTCCCCATCCGTACCGCCGCCGAGGTCTTCAACAGGAAACTGGCGATCCTCCTCCGGAGTCCGCACCTTGTTCTGGCCGTCAACGGCCTTCCAGAGGTCGTCGAAGATGCTTCCGGGGAGCTGCTGCACGTGCTTGAGGTCGAGCGGCCAGACGGTGCCGTTGTCGTCGTCCAGGTTCCACGCCTTGATGGACGCCAGGAGCATCAGCTGCCGGTACCGTGCGACGTCCGGGGTGGGAACAGCTTCGCCGCCGGTCATGACGACCTTGGACAGTGCCCGTTCCGCAGCCTCCTTGGAGCCCTGTGAGACGTGCTTGGCGAGGTCGACCCAGTACCCCCGCTCGGCATCGACGACGACACGGTTGACACCTTCGTAGGCAGTAAGAAATCCCATGGAGTCCCCTTGTTTTCTGGCGTGGAAAAGGCCCCTGGCGAAAGACGCCAGGGGCCGGTGCAGGATGACAGCTGCGATGATTCCCAGCTGCATGTAGAAGCTGGCGTGCATGGTTTAGTACGGCAGCCAGACACTGTTCGAGACAGTGGCCTGGATCGTGTACTGCGCACCGGCGGAGAGCGGTCGTGTCGCCTCGAAGGAGAGTGCCGACATGATCGTGTCGGAAATCTTCACGTCATTGGCGAACTTGGTCACAGCGATCTGCGGGCACACGAAATTGATCGTGCTCGACAGGGTCGGGTGCTGGAGCTGGAATCCCAGCGCGCCCAGCGTCTGTGCGTCCAGGCGGTTGAAGTCGCCGTAGGTGGCGTCGTTCAGGCTGGACCACACCACGTCCACGGTACCGTTCACATGCAGGGTGACCGGGGTCAGGAAGCTGGGGCCGTGGTTGCCAGAGAACGTGTATGTCTCTTTGACGCCGTTCTCGATCACGATATTGACGTTGCTCGTGTCGGCGCGCAGCGAGTTGTAGAAGTTCAGCGTCGCCTCAGTGAACACGAACGGCAGCTCGTTCGTGACCGAGATAGCCGACGGGGACGTCAGCACAGCAACGGACCGGCCCATCAGGTCGGCCGTGATCTCCGCTGCCGCATTGCCGACCGGCATCTTCAGGTCGAACTTGTTGACCCGGCATCCGGCGAACTGGAGCGACTGGTAATTGCCGAGGTTTTTCTCTACCGTCAGTGACGGGATCGTGGAAGCCCCCTGGACAAAAGTGTGCGTGAAGGGGGTGGTGACCAGTGCCACGGCCGCAGCAGAGGCATGGGCGTACGTCAGCGCCGTATCCAGCGTCAGCGTATTGGTCGCAATGTTGGTGATCTTCCGGACTTCCGCAGTGGTGGTACCAGAGACACTGTTGATGTCGATCTGGATGAAGTTGCCCACAGCCAGACCGGCGGCCGACGTGACCACGACGGTCGTGGCCGTCGCAATGCTGGGGGAGCTGAGCGTCGTCGTGGCAACGTACGTCGTCACAGCCACACCGGTCGTGTGCCCGAAGGAGATGGCGTCCGCCACCGTAATGGTCGTGCTCGCCACGACAGTGATCTTCCGGACCTCCTGGAAGACACCCGTGTCGATCGTGATCTGCTGTCCCACGGCAAAACCGGTCGCAGAGGTCACCACAAGCGTCGTGGCACCGGCGACGATGGATCCGTTGAGCGTGGTGGACGTGGCCGTCGCGAACGTCCCGATGACGCCGAATCCGACATTGGCGTCCTGCCCGATCGAAGCGGCCACCAGCGCCATGGCATTCGAGGGGAACAGCGGACCAGCCAGAGCGCCCTGGTACTTCGCTTCGCCCTGCAGGTTGTAGATGTGCAGGTCACGAACGCCCTGCATAACCTCTGGCGAGAACCAGCCCGGGTCCTCCTCCATCGTATTGGAAAGCATCGGAAGAAACGTCGAAGGTGCTACTGGGGTGCCGAACGTGGTCTCTTTAGCAATTCCGGTGGCGGAAAGACTACCGAGCCGCTCAATGATTGTCGGAAAAGGCACGGTCCCCCCTTACAGGGTCTCGGTGTCCGCTGCCACGGGGGCATCGGCTGGTTCGGGCAGGGAATCGGGAAGGACTTCGGCAACACCTTTTCGCTTGCCTACTGGCCGGGATTCAACCGGCTCCGTGACCTCTTCGACGTCATTCCGGCGGGTAAACGATTCGGCCAGCTCGTCGGGGACTGTGAACTCCGCGCCTGGTCCCACCTCGCCGACACCGGCTGTGTGGAACGTGACGGTGAGCGGCCCCGTGTAACGCAGCTTCACAGGCTCTCCTAGAGCTGTTCGGGTTTGATGTACTCGCTGACGGTGAGGGTGAGTGTGCGCCGGATGAAGGGCTGGACCTTGTCCACGGCCCGCCGTGGAAAGTCATTCGCCGTAGTACCCGGGTGCTGGACAGAGCGGCGGTAGAAGTGCTCCCCGCCGCGCTCCCAGTGCAGGATTTTTCCGGCCCCTGATCCGCCCTTGGGGATCTCATGCCCACGGGTTCCGCTGATCACGTATTTGGCGTACGGAACATCGGAGACGAAGACCATCGAAATGCCCTTGCCGACTCCCCCGCCGACACTGTCGAGCTTGATGGACTTCTTCAGGTCGCCCTTCACCTGGCCACGGGACAGTACGGTGTCGTCGTACTTGTATTCCGGAGCCTCAGCCCTGATGGCATCCAGAACGACAGGAGCGATCCGGCTGCGCCAGGTGGCCGCCATGGGCTTGAAAACCCATCGGGGAAAAGAGACCTTGCCCCCCTCGACCTTGATCTGGATACTCATGCCTGCACCGCCTCATAGAGCTCCATGCCGATCCGGGCCGTGTAGTAGAGCATGCGCAGGGTTGCGGGGGTGCGTTCCGGCGGGTATTCGAACTCGAAGTTCTCGCCGACGTTCAGGAGCTGGCTCACAACACCTGTCACTGGGTCGGTGATGAACAGCGGGGTCTGCGTGGTCCATAGTTTATTGAAAACAGCGTCCACGATCAGAGGGAATTCTGTATCGACCGTCGGGGAGTCCGGATTCGTCTCGTAGACGAGGTAGATGTCCATCAGCCAGGCGAGGTGCTTGAAACCGGCCCCACGGGGCATGGTCTGGCGCTGGATACGGAGTCTGCTGCCCCAGACGTAGGCTTTCGGACTGTCGAGATCCTCGACTGTGGGCGGTGTGATGTATGCCTGCAAAGGAGTGGACATGCCGGGGATGGCGAGGCCGTCCAGTTGGTTTTGCAAGTACAGCTGGACCGAATTGAGCGGCGTGGGACTCACCTCCTACCAGGCGCGTGGGGCATTTACCGTGCGGACGTGTGCGTGCCGATTCCCGACATGCCGATCGCGTACGGCCTTCTTGCGCGCGGTATGCGCTTTCTTCTTCCGCGTGCTCTTGCGGGACTTGACCTTCTTGCTGTGATGCCAAGCCACCAGACCTCCTAGATCACACGCCTGAACGGCTCCATGATCGATTCCCACTGGAGGTGCAGGTCCGAGATCCCATGCCCACCAGCCGTCTGCGATCCTGTGATGTTCTGGATCGAGACACTCGTGATGCCGGACTCCAGCGCCTGCGACATGGCCGCCAGAATCGTCGCCCACAAAACGTCCGACGGGAGACTGGAGATCACAATCGACGTGGGGACCGAGCCGGTATGCGCGAAAACCAGTGGTGCCGACAGGGTCAGCGTCCCAGGCCCCGCCTGGGCCGTCCCGCCGCCGTTGGGGAGCACCAGAGGGGTATTCGCCGTCACGGACGTGACATGGACCGTCTCCGTGCTTGCCCCGTCGTAAATCTGGGCCGAGGCACCGGTGAAACCAGTAACGTCGTCCACCTGAAGAGTACTGGAGCCCGCCGCAGCGCTCACCGTGATACCAGCATGCGGCCATCCGTTGATGTACGTACAGGAGAAGCGGTACCCATTGCGCCCGAGCCGCCAGCTGGCGAGGCCAGGAGCGGTAATGATGGACTGGCCACCCGTACCGCCGGAACCCCCCGCCACGTAGGAACCGTAGACGCCGATGATGGGATTCTCAACATCCCAGAAACCTGCTGGGGCCTGTGTCCACTGTCGGGGGAAGGCAGCATTGCCAGAGGTCTGGACGGCGAGGATCTGTGTGATCGGCCACCGTGACAGAATCCAGCGCACGTTCCCTGTGGCCTGCTCGATATTGATGCGGAAGTCACCTGGACCGGAGCGCTGCTCGGTGTCGACGGTGGCCCGCAGCGTCTGGTTGACGAAACCGTCGATCATCGTGGTTGCGCGGTGGCAGATGTTCGTCTGCTCGGCGAACTGCTGGTCCGTGGTGGCCTTCGGCATAGGAATGATCGACCAGGCCACACCTGTCGGAGCTGAGGTCAGGATTGAGGGCGTGATGTACGGTGTGGCCACGTGGTCGCCTCTCCCTTAAATCGGATCCTGTACGCCGAATTTCTTTGCACATCGTTTACACAGAAGTCTGGCGTTTTCCAGGTCCCGAACCTTGTGCTTTTCACAGACCAGCGACCCGCAGGAAGCGCATGCGCCGACCGGAATGCCCCGGGAGTTCGCGTTACAGAAACGGCAGTTACGACTATTTCGTATACAGCCTCCCGGTCGACGCTGCGACGCCGCTGTTAGCCCAGTGCAGCCTTGAGCGCGGCAATCTGGTCGTCCCGGGAGCGCGTGATCGGCACGCCGTTCTGCTTAGCGATTTCCCGCAGTTCGTTGATGGTCAGGGTGTCCAGGTCAGGCTTTGCCAGCTCGACAGGCTCAACCGGTGCAGCCTTCTCGACCGGCTGGACGACCGGAGGGAGCTGGGGGGCGCGGGAAACCTCAGGGGTTGCCACAATGTCGGCCTGTGGGGCTCCGACGGGGGCGGCCGGGCCGATATTGCCCGTGGTCATGAACTGCATGAACTGCCCGAGGATAGCGGGCAGATCGCCGAGCTTTGCGAGCTGCCCAAGGGCATCTGCGGTGCTCTGGGCCTGCTCGATGGAGCCGCGCTTCTCAATGTCCTCGCGGGCGCTGGTCTCGTCAATGGTTTCCGGGATGGTGGTGATCTGGGTCGTCCACAGAGAGTCCGAGCGCAGGAAATCCTCGCAGGGGTGGCAATTCAGGGCCCAGACCTTGGCCGGGGCTCCAGCGACGACAGGTCGGCGGTGGACCTCGCCACAGCCTTTGTGATCGCGGGAAACAGCTACCGCAGCAAGGTCACTGCGGGCGTAGAGAGTCATGTCGTTCTCTTTTCGTTGTATTGATCGGTCAGACGACGAACGTCTCAGTACCGCACTTGGTGCAGTGGGTGTTCCAGACATTCCAGACCCGGCCACAGTCCGGGCACTGACGGCCCTTCTTGGTGCCGAAGGACTGGGATCCCTTGCCGGAGATGAAGTCCTGCTGGCCGTACTGCCCGTGCTCGATGGCAGCGGCATGCCTGTCCGAAACGGTGACAGTTCCACCGGCACGGTTGGCGGTGTATTTCGTGCCGTCCTTGCAGTCGAATCCCTTACAGCCCGGCGGCAGGTTCACCTTGACAGGCATGCTTTCCCCTTTACTGTGCGGTAGTGATGAGCCAGCTCACCGGGCCGGTCGGGGCGGAGGCGGTAAGGATGCTGAGAGTCGTTCCTTTAGACCCCGGGTACATCGGAATGGTCACCGTCGTACTGTTGGGGATACCGAATCCGGCTGTCGCTGATGCTGTAACGCCTGCGGCGATGTAAGCGATCGACCCGCAATTGTTGCTGATGATGATTGATCCGACCCCCGGCGGCACGGTGCACAGCGTAGCCGCCGTAGTGTTGCTGAGCGCCGGAAGGCTGGTCGAACTGAGCGTGCCGCCGTTGATCATTACGCCAGCCGCTCCACAACGCCGCCAACCAGCGAAATGGTGTTGGAGGCAGAAGCGGCCGACCAGGTGACGCCGAGGGTGAGCGCATTGGCCGTAGTGCTGGTAACCGTGGTGGCCGTGGTCGGGCTGATGCAGTAGCTGGAAGCAGTACCAGTGGCAGCAGTACCCAGGGTGACCGTAAGGTTCGCCCATGCGGAAGTGGCCGAGCGGAACGTCACCATGCAGTCATAGCTGAACGGCACGTTGGACACGCCGGAACCAAGAGCCGCACTCGTGAACGTGCCCAGTGCCGTACCGGCGACACCGCCCCAGTACAGCGTGAAGGCAATCGTCGGGGTACCCGTATCCGAGTACAGGCCGTAACCCATCATGTTGTACACCGCACCGGCAACGGGGTCGTTCGCCGGAACCGTGTACGACTGGAGGGCCGTCGCCGAAGCAGTGTTCGCGACGGTGACCGTGCTGGTCTGCGACTGGACCACGCCACCGATGGTGGTGACCTGACCGGTGGAGCTGACAGCCGTCAGCACGCCACCGTTGGCGCTGTAGAGAACACCCGCGCTGCTCGGCGTCGTAGGAGCAGCCGTCAGAACAGGGAGAGTGGCACCGCCGTTGAACGCGACAGAACCACCGGAACGGAACTGGACCTTCCCGTCGAACCACTCGTCGGCCAGGCTGAGCGTGGTGCCGTACGGGGGGAGGGTGCCGAAGTCGGAGCCGCCTACTGGCATCTTTTTCTCCTAACAGGGATGCCCGGCGGGGGCAGGGGAATACCCCCGCCGGGCGGCTTTTGGTGTACTTAGATCGTTGCTTCAGTGGTCTGGAGACCAACCTGAACCTGCGACGTACTCGCGGAGACACCGTAGATACGGCCCGCAGTCTGCCCTGCGGTGGCGGTGTAGCCACGGAGGGTCACCTGGCCACCAACGGCAACAGGGAGGCCCTGGGTGGTGCTGCTGTTGGCGATGTTGGAACCACCACCAACATAAAGAATGCCGGGACCCTGGTTGACGATCGTCACATTCTGGAGGGTCTGTGCGGGGGTCAGAACATTGACCTTGCCCAGCGATCCGAAAGCAGTCGCGCTGACGTTGGACGGGTCCCAGATCAGGGCAACCGTGGTAATGGTGGTCGTCTGGACCAGGTTGCCTTCGAAAATAGCCATGTGAAGCTCCTTATGTACAAACGAGTGTGTACGGGAGGCTTGCACTGAAGCCCCAGACGTACTGCTGAATTCCGTCTGGCTGTGACGAAGAATTCAAATGCAGGGATGGAAAGTTGACTTCATTTGCTGGAAGGCCGCTTCCCAGAAAAAGGCTGAGTGGCGTACCCCCGTCTGTACACAGCGCAGTGATCGTCGTACCACTGCTGCTAACAGAAGCAGTCCCGTTGAAGTACTTCAGGGCTGGCACCGATCCAGGCCAGGAGATGGCAGTCTCGTAGCTGTAGCACGATCCTGCGGAGTCAATGACCCGAAGTGCACCACTACTGGTGGTGTAGCACGCATTGATCGTTCCGTCACTGGCGGGAATGCTGGCTGAAGCATCCACCGCTACAACACAGACGAGACCAGTGGCGATTGCCGCCAATGCCGCCAGCTTTCGAACCACTCCCCTTGTGAGGGTAGCCATTTGGCTGTCCTTTCCGTGGGGAAGGCGGCACCGAGGGATGCTCGGTGCCGCCTTGGCCGATTAGCTGAACGGGGTGGTGTCCGAGACCTGGAGACCCTGGAGGATGCCCGAGTACTGCGGGGCGTGCGCGACAAGCGCTCCGTACATGAAGATGCTGTAGCGGAACGTCGCGTCGATGACGGGCCACGCCACCGAGACGTAGTCCTGGACCATGGTCATCTCCCACGCGTTGGCGACGTTCGTCCACGTCTGCGGGAGCTGGTAGGACATCAGCATCGCGGAACCCTGGGTCAGCCACGGGTGCACAACGAGCTTCAGGATCGACCGGGTGATCGGGTTCTGGAACTCGGAGACAGCCGCGCCGACGCGGACACCGGAAACGTCCGGCTGGTCCAGGAACAGGCGGTAGTTCGTAGCCGCACCCTGCGAGATGACGTCATTCGAGAGGCGCATGATGTCGCCGCCCTCGCCCACGATCTCCGCAGGGTCGGCACGGAACGCGCCCGGGTTGGTGCTGGTGGTGTTGGCACCGTTCCACAGGGCCTGAAGGGCGGTGTAGAGGACGTTGTAGTTCAGGTGCTGCCCGACGGACGAGTTGACGTAGCCGCCCTGCCAGTTGCTCGGGTAGACGCCCGAGGTGGCGGACTTGCCCGTCAGGGTCGGGATCAGGCCCTCCATGCGGGTGCCCGTACCCGTACCCGTGTCGGCCGCCGGAGGCGTGACCGTGGCGGGCAGCGTGGCGAAGCCCTGGAGGGTGTACTTGACACCGCCCACGCCGGACGCCATCAGGTAGTAGCTGGTGCCGTCGTAGCCGTAGACGTTCCACGACTGGCCACCGGCGGGCATCGCCGGGAACGTGACGTCCACGACCTGACCCGACGCCACCGAGAACGTGGTCGCCGCAGCGGACACGGCGGTGGAGCCGTAGTAGTTGGTCGCAGCCACCTTCACGGAGGTGATGGTGGTGTTGAACGCGGTCTCGTTCGAACCGGCGGTACGGACAGCCGCAGTCGGGGTGCCAGGCGTCGCCAGGATCGTGCTGGAGGCCGACAGCATCGCGTACTCTTCGCCGAGCATCATCTCCTGGAGGAGAATCAGGTTGGCGAGGGCCGAAATGTCCTCAAAGCCCTGACCGGCGAACTGCGCCAGCCACGACAACGACTCGGTCAGACCGAAGAAGCGGTACGGGACATTCAGCTGGACCTCGGTCTGCGAACCGGCGTTCGGCAGGTTCAGCGGCCACGAAGTGGACGCCAGGGAACCGCTCGACTGGACCAGCTCGGGAATCGAGATGTCCGTGACACCCTGACCACCGGTCTGGGTGCCGGAGATACCGGTGAACACGCGCTCGATACGGCTGGTGCCCTGACCGGCCGGACGGGGCAGCTTGTTCCGGAAAACCGTGTACATCGGGTAGATGAGACGGCTCGGGGCGAGCAGGTCAAAAGGCACAAGGCCGGAAACGGTGCCAATGCCGAGGTTACCGGCGGTGAACGACTTGAGGGCGTCCGCACCACCGGGCATCTGACCCAGAACCTGGGAAAGCTGCTCACCAATGGACGGGGCGGTCAGTGCGGTCTTCAGATTGCCGAACTGGCCCAGGAACTGCGGATTCAGGCCCTTGACGACGTCCGCTTTGCGCGTGTAGCCACGGTTGGTCTCCGTACGGAGCTCCATGGTGGCCTGGTGCGCCTTGGTCAGGATCTGACCCGGGTCGGACAGCGCCTGGTTGCCGGTACCGATGTAACCGGCACCCTTGACCATGTACGACATGCGGTTCTTGAGCATGTCGCCGGAACGCGAGTAACGGCCTGCCTCAGCGGACGCCTCGTTGTTGGTCGGCCCGACCGTGGCGGGGGGGACCTCCATGCTGAGAATGTCAGCCATGGTGTTTCCTTTCAGCGGGAGTTTTCATTACGGGTTGATCCCGTTCATCTGGTAAAGGCGACTCCAGGCAGCCTCCCGCTGCGCCGGGTCTGGGTTGTTGCGAGCCTCCATCTGAAGAGACTGCATCAGGGCCAACTGAGTACGCTCCGCGTTCTCTGCGACCGTACGGGCAGCCACCGGCACACCCGTAGCGGACTTGTTGGCGGTGTTCTGCATTGCAAGACCCTTGAACGGGGCCTCACGGGGGTCGGGAAGGTCGCCGAGAGCGTCAAGACGCTTCTGCTGCTTCCGCAAAGTCTTCTGGGTGGCGGCAAGCTGCTCCGACTGGGCAGAGAACTGCTCCATCAGGTGCGCGAGCTTCTCCACGAGCGGACTGGTGGCCTCGGCGACGGCACTCTTCATGATGTCGCCGTAAGCCGGGGCCTCGACCAGTTCGGCGGACACCGTTGCGGCCTTCTCCACGAAAATGCCCTCAAGACCGGCAGCCTTCGCTGCCTCCCGGGCCTGCTCGATGAGCTCCTGCGCCTTGGCGGTCATCTCCGGGTCCTCCTCCGACTTTCCGACCGGCAGCGGGACCGGACGTGCACCAACAGGCGGCTCCCCGCCGAGGCCGGGGGCGGCCATGGGGCACAGGTCCGGGAATGTCTGCGCAATGTGGTCGTGCATGGCCTGCATCGCCGATTTGGCGCTGTCCCGCATGGCATTGCGGTAGTAGGTGCGACTCATGCCCGGGGGAAGCGGTGCGGGCTCGATCACGCCCGTGCCCTTGTTGGCAGGGGACTGCTCCGCACGACCGGCATGCTGGTAGCCCTCGGTGAAGTCGTCGGCACTCATGTCGCTCGTGGGCACGCTGTGCGTGTTCGGACCGGCATGCCCCGGGCTCAGCTGTGCGTGCCCCGCCGTCAGGGCCGGGCGGCGGAACCGGGTCGGGGACAGCTCGGTCGGCGTCGGGAAGGAGCCGGGGCCCTTGTTGGCGTCCGTGAACTCCTTGTGCAGCTCATCACGGATCTCCGCAATGACCTCCGGGTCCGTGCCCTTGATGGTGACCGCGTGCTGCCACATCTGCGCCATGTGCCGGGCCTCGTCAAGAGGGGCAGACGCGGCGGCGTCCAGGGCCTTCTGCTGCCACGCGATGGCGCTCAGCTCGCTGAACGCGTCCGCCTGATAGCACTTCGCCACGTCCGACGGCTCGAAAGCGGCACACAGGTGGTCGTGCAGGGCCCCGAGGTCGTGCGGGGCACCGACGCTCTTGTGGCGGTCGGCGGCCTTCATGTACCGGCTGTCCGGGTCGGTGGGCAGACCCGCGTCGTGCTCGAAAGCCTCGATCGCCAGGCCGTCCGGCTCACGGTGGGCCGGAACCGGGTCAATATCTGCGGCACCAGGTCCCACAACGCCCTCCCCCGGAGTCGGCTTCTTCTTGTTCTTCTTTTTCTTGACGACTCCGGCCACGCCCTCCGCAGACTTGTCGGCCTTCGGCAGCTTCCCGCCGCAGTCCTCGCAGGTGCGGAGCTTGGAATCCGCGTCGTGCGAGGCACCACAGTCGCAGTCCTTCTCGCCCTTGGTGGCGTCCGGCTTCGCCTCGTCGTCCTTGTCGTCGTCAGAGGAACCGAAGGGCTTGGCAGCGCCCGCAAAAGCGCCGCCGCCCTTCTTTTTGCCCTTCTTGCCCTTTTCGAGCTCAGCGTCGGGCTCCATCTTGCCCACCCCGATCTCCTCCTTCCAGGAATTCGGAAGTTCCGCCACGAAAGACGGTCCCTTGCGGCGGGCAATGCTGATGATGTTCGACTTCAGCTTGTCGCTGGAGAAATTGCCCTCACCGGCACGCCCGATCGAGGAAGCGGCATCGGAGACATCGCCAGGGGTGACGATCGGGAAGGAGCGGTCCGCCCCGGCGAAGTCGGCGGCTGGAATCTTGTCCCGGTCCACCCCGCCGCCCACATCGGGATCCATCGTCCGCTTCTCGGTGGTGTCAGCGGCGGCACGCTCCTCAGCGACCGCGCGGTGCTTGAGAAGCTTCGCCAGGTCGGCCGGAGAGAAAGAAACGGAGACGTCCTTCGGCAGTTCCACCGAAATGGTCTCCGGGGAGGCCGTTTTGTTGATGACACTGCCGACCGTGGTCTGAAGCTTCGTGATCAGGCGGTCCATGTCTGCGTCCGAGGCCGACTGGACGCCCTTCAGCTCCAGCAGGATGTCGTCCGGGCCGAACAGCTCGTCCGTGAACTCGGGAAGGCCGTCCGAGGCCGACTTCACCAGCTGCACGCCGCAGTTCTTGTTCGCCGGACGGTCCACGAGGGAAATCTCGACGATTTCAGTGCTGGGGCCGAATTTGA